ACGCCCCCAAAACGATAATGGAAGAGCGCGATATTTCCTGTGCCATTGTATTTAATCCATATTTGAGAACGAGACTCTACGTACCATATCCGGCATGTACTGTCCGTATTTTGTCGGAAGAATGTATTCCATGTTCCACCTACGCTTGGAATCGCTTTCTGAACTGATCCGTAGGCTTGTGTGGTCTGTATTGCGTCAAATCCATTAGAACCAAAAAGAAATACATTATTATCAACTACGCAGACACAATTAGCATTTGCTACATCCATATCACGTGAAGCTTCGTAAATAGCGTAATTTGATAATGTTGGGTCTCCAAATATGCGATAAGCCCTCTTAGGGGTCTTAAACACCATTATGTCAGTACTTAATGCCGCCGTAGCTACCGTTGAAGCCGAATCTTTATATCCTACAGGTTGAGTAAATGCAGAAGAAGGATCATTAGGATTATTAGTCCACGCCGCCACCGTTGCATAAGCGCCAATAGCAGAATAATATTGATTATCGTCACCGGCTTTAGTACATTCAATTCTACCGTCTTTATCAATGATACTATCAACATTCGGCAAATTATCAACTACCGTATAATTTCCAACAGGACTTGCATTGCCAACGCCTGCAGTTGTATTTACCGATGTAGGTTCATTGGTGATACCTGCCGCCGTTCCATTAGAGATAGCAATATTTAGAGTAGAATCATTGCTTGCGTCCTTTACAGCCGTTAAGACAACTGTTGTAGTAGATCCAGAAGGATTAGTGGCAGTGTATAATGCACTGAGTACAGTATCAGCGGCTAATGTCGCTACGATAGCCGCCGCTACTTGTGAAGCAGTATAACCATCAACAACTGACACTGGGTAAGTTTTAGGAGATCCAGTAAGTCCGGCCGCGGTAACGACCACTGAAATATTGCCGGTTGCTGTTACAGTGCCAACTACAGTTGCCGTATTAACTTGTAGAACTCCTGGTGTTGCGGTATCCATTACGTAGGTGAAAGTAGTTGTGCTAGGAACTGAAGCAATAAGAAAGCTGCCATTATAATTACTAGGACTAGCACCCGATACTGTGATTTGCGCCCCAGCTAATAGATTGTGTGCTGTAGCCGTAGTTACTGTAGCTGTTGTATAGGAATAAGTAATACTTGTTATTGTAGCTGGCGTAGGCAATGACAGAGTCGTAAATGTTGCTCCATTGTAATATTGAGGAACACCGCCTGATGTAATGAAAAGTTTATTGTCAAAATGATGGTACTTTGCAGGATTAGCCCCGGATAATGCTCCTAATAAAGTTGGTACTGAAATAAGATTAGTTTCATAAACATTTCCCCCGGCAGAAAAAAAGTACGAATTAAGTACATTAGAATAAAAAAAAGAGTCTATATTAGCACTCTGAAGAGTAGTTTGCATAAGCGTTAATCCCGGTGAAGTGACTAACGAATTGTCATTTGGATCATATTCACAATTGCTTAGTTCATAAAATCCATTTGGAGGAGTTCTTTCAGGTGGCAAATTCAATGCCCCCGCCGAAAAGTCAGTTAAGGTGATCGTCTGTGAATCAGGGATTTTTGATTTTAGATATCTCACCTTTACCACCTCCTAGAATTATATTACCAATACCTGTTTCTTCTACTACCATAACTGCGATATCCCTTGCAAATTGAATGTCTTGGTCCGCCTAAATTTGAAATGTTTTCTTCAATCTGTTGTTTGAACAATGACACCATACTTGTTTCTCCACTTACATCTGCGCCATTTCTCATTCCTGCCCGCATAGTAGCATATTCTACAATGACATCTTCTAATTCAAGTGGAAGTCCCAAATCATCTGTTGCTGATAAGTTTTCGTCTAATCCAGCGATCCATTGTATTTCATATTGATGAGGATGTACGCTATGCGGAGTTATCTTAACTTGATTGAATCCCATTAAGATAAAGCCATATCCTTCTTTTCCATCACCATTAAATTCGTCGTCGTCGTCAAATTCGTCATGTCTATGTTCGTCTGTCGTGACTTCAAATATTTGTCGATGGTTGCAACGAAAATCAATGATTCTCATAATGTTTTTAGGAAATGTTATTGTGCTACCCGAAGTTGTTCCAGTAAGAGGTGGTTCCATCAAAAGTCTTGGCCTGATTTCATAGATACTTCGGCGCATCATGCGATTACCTTGGTTGATGTAATTTAGTAGTTCAGGCGGTAGGTAGGTTACTTGTGATGGATCGTTTACTTCAACAAGTATTTGGTCCATTAATGATTGTAATATACTCATCTGTTATCACTTCTTTTATTGCTAAATCCTACTGGATTTTTGCTTTTTAATGTTTCTTTAAAGGTATTCTTGTGATCATAACGATAATAAAAGAAGCAACAAATAACTACGCATATTAAGATTAAAAAAATAGTCGGGACAACAAATTGACCTTGCTGGTAATTATTTGTTCCAATTTCTATATAGGAATTCACGATATTATTCCCCCTGATCAAGAACGGTATATTCAACGTTTCCACAAATTGGGCAAGTATATCTACCTGTAGTGGAATCGTAGTTCATTGTTTCGCCACAAATAAAGCAACGTTTAGTATCAGCCATTCAAAATCGCCTCCTGTGCTGCCAACAAGGCCGTCTTTAATGTTTGGTATTCAGTTACTATTTCTGCTTGTCTAGCTGCCGTTACGGCAGAATCAGTATTGCCTAAAGCAGCCGACGCATAATCTTCTTTCAGAGCTAACATTTGGGGATGATATTGGTTATTTAAGGCATCAAGTTGCTGGTTAACAGTTAAATTTGGCCCTTTTGCATAATTTGGAAACATAGAAGTCAATGTCGCTGTGTCAGTAGTACATGGCGGGCCTGATACTTCGCCTGCCTGCAATACATAATCATCTGGTTTAGAACAAAATGAATAGCCATTATCACTATAGACATACATTATAAGTTTTCCTCCCATCCAAAGCACGCCACAATAGCGATAGTTGGCGCATTATTTGCCCAATAAATATTTGTGCTTTCTAATAACAAGCTAGCTATCTGAGATATTTGGGTCGAAGATATGCCTGCGACTATTGGCGGCGGATTGGTAACGCTATTATATGATCCATAAGCATTGTTTGGCGCGACCATTGTTGTCCCAGAATTATCTACTACAGAAATAATAATAGTCGATGCGCTTGGCGGTATAAAGTTTCCTACCGCAATTGGAGTCCAAGTAGGAACTGATATACTTCCAGTTGTTCCACTGGCCATTATCGGCATGTTAGGAGTATTTGTTGAAGTGGTTACGACATAATGAACCCTACGTCCGGCTTGTGAAGTTCGCATCAAATATTTGTTGGTATCGCAATAAACTGATCCAGTCCAGATAAAATTGCTATATCCGCTTGGCAATATAGGTGCGGTGCGAGATAAGGACATTAGGCACGATATCCCGGCGGTGCCATATATAACATGGACATAATACCACTTAGATGCTGCTAAAAGACCTGTGTCTAAGCCGGTAGCCCCTGTATTTGCCGTATTTAGTGTTAGGCTCATGCTTGTCTGAGTAAAAGGATTATAATCAGCAGTTATCGTTTCTGTCGTGTTGGATGTGACTTGTGCTTTGAAGTTTCTGATCATGCCAAAATTGTAAAGCTGTGATTGAATAACCGCTCCTAGATTTGTAAGAGCCTGCGATGGCGTTGTTGCTCCTGTTCCTCCATTAGCTATTCCAACAATTCCAGTAACATTAGAAGCCGTTCCGGTAGTGTTTTGATTCAGAGTAGGAATGTCGCTTACTTGAATAGCTTCTAATGTTGAATTCGTTCCATCACTGCGAAGAAACTTACCTGCTGATTGGGCTCCTGTAAGTGAATTAATTGCTCCTTGCTGAGTGTTAGAACCTGTTCCTCCGTTAGTGATTGAGAAAGGTACAGTCGGTATACTAGCAACTAGCGTCGCCGCTTCTTCTGCGCTGCTTTCAGCCAATTCTTTATAACTTTCTGCATTTGCTTCAGAAGTAGCTGCAGCAACTTGGCTAGCCAGTGCCGATCCAGCCGATACAGCCGATGCATTTGCTTCATTAGTTGCGGTCGCTGTAGCTGTAAGCAAATCGTTTGGCATAATAAACGGGATTCCGACAGTGTATCCGCTATTTCCGGTCAGCAAGTCGCTAACCCTAAATGCCGCTATTGTTGAGGAATACTGTTCGCCATCGTTAAAAACAACAATAGCCTGAATGTTATATTTACCTGCTATTGGTAAATCAGCAGAAGTTAAGTTATAAGAAACAATTCCCGATGAAGTGGGAGAAGTAATAACACCTCCCCTAGTTATTAGATTGCCAACAGGGTCTACGATGTTTAAAGTTACAGCCGTAACGTTAGCTAAATTATAAGGGATGTTGTTTTGAGATAATGCAGCACTGAGGACTGTCCCTATATCTCCCGCATTTGGAATGCCTGTCGCAATTGTAACAGAAAGGTTTATCACTTAATCACTTCCTTTATACTGACGGAATAGGTTGAAAGTTAAAGGACATTGATCCATTCATCGTTCCACTAGTATAAGCAGTACATAAAACAGCTAGGTATGGGAATCCTAGTGGAATATTAAACATTCCGTTAGTTGTAATAGGGCTAGTAATAACCCCGTTAAGTGCAGCAGAAACAGGGCTAAAATTAATCCCGTCATTAGAACCGTAAAGGGTGGCACTAGCAACAAATGTCCCAAATATTTGCAATAATGAACTAGCATATTTATCAACTGCAAGGGGCTTATAAAACGTAACGTTTGCATTTGATCCAGCCGCTGTTAACGGAGTTTCGCTATTACCTAAACATTGGACAATAGCGCTTACAATGCCGCTGTTGCTTTGAGTAACTTCTTTTACCGTTGACCATAATGGAATTCCAGTAGTAGGCGAATAAACAAGATCGCCCGTCTGTGGAGCCCCCTCTGTCATGGTTCCTAAAATTATCATATTTCCACCATTAGCCCAGCTACATCCAGTTGCCTCGCCATCTATTGGTAAAAAATATTGATTCGCTGCATCAGCCGTAAGATTTAGTTCAACTCTATTCATTGTAAGCATGTTTTTAATGCCCCCTATTTTTCCCTTTTATGTACAGAGGGGAAATAAACCCCCTCCACAATGATTAACCAAGAGTAATGACGCAAGTTGCGTTTGATAGTCCAGTTGTTACCGGAACTCCCGAAGTTGGAGATACAGTCAAAGTGACGGTATCAGCCGCAACCCCTGCCGTAGTATTAGCTGATGTTGCTTCAGTAGTAATACCTGTAGCTGTTCCGGTGGACGTTGCAACGTTTAGAGTTGAATCGTTTGCTTTCCCAGATGTTGCCGTTAAAACTACCGTCGTTGGTGCTCCAGTTGGGTTAGTCACTGTATAAAGTGCAGTGAGTACAGGATCAGCAGCTAAAACAGCTGCAATCTTTCCTGCTACAAGAGAAGGTGTATCATTGAGAGCTACAGGAACGGCATACGTTTTAGGAGATCCCGTCATACCTGCCGCGGTAACCGTAACAGACGCATTGCCGGCAGCAGTTACAGTTCCTACAAGCGTAGCGGTTTCAACTTGCTCAGTACCAGTGGACCACGTACCAGAGCCGGTTATCGCAACGTCTAATACTCCCGATGCCATGTTCTGAGCACCAGCCGTAGGACTAATAATTACAGTGCCACCGCTTGAAGTAGTTGCTACTGCTAACGTCACAGGACCATCATACGAATCATGAATAAATCCGTCAGTCGTCTGCAATGTCACAGCACAGGTTACAGGATTCGCATTAAACGTGCTGTGTGAAACAATATCAGCCGAAGGAGAGCAATTAATAACCGCATCCCCTCCAATAAGACGAAGTATCTTTTCAAAAAAGTCCCACGCACCAGCCGAACCAGTTGGATTTCGCAGCCAATTTAGTACCGCTGTACCTGATGTAATTAAGTTAGCCATAATTTAGCCTCCCTTACTGCAATGTAGGCGTATAATCGTCTACAGCAGCAGTACATACAGTAACGCAGCCAAAGTCTTCACCGTTGAAGTTAGACTTAGCTACACCGTATATAATTCCAGTACAAAACCCGGTACTGTTCCCATAATCAATAGTGACATGGTCTTCTACCCAGTTTGGTTCTCTAGCCACGGCCATACAACCAGCCTGTGCGCCAAGGAACAACGCAGAGCCAACCTGAGTACCATTAAGGCCACTATTAGACACAGCAACTTTATCATGAGTATGAATAACAACGCCCATGTAAACACCAGCACAACCGGAGAATATCGGGTTGTCCATTTGTCTCCACGCGGCATTAGACTGATTGGCAGCAATCCAAGTAGGATCATCTTGTAGGTCACGTTCTTGATTGGGATGAATAACCATAACGAAATATTTACCGCCGTTAATTTTAACAGGGCGAAGTTTGGACCTTGCACCAAGATACCTGACAGCAGAATATGTCGAACCAGCAGCCGAAGTAAGCCACTTAGCAGCACAAACTAAACTTGTAGTAGACGATATCTCGGTTACATAGTTTGCTTGTGTCCCAATAGTAATCAGATCGCCAACTTGAAAATCATTAGTGAAGTTTGTTCCTGAACCAGTTACGATATTGCTCCACTGAGTAGTAGTAACAGTGCCACCAGAAAGTGACAACGCTTTAGCATTACCAGCTAACGTAGCTTTACGCTTTGCCTGAGAAATAAGGGCACAACTCATTTTATCACCGGGCTGGATAAGAGAAACGCTCGCTCGATTTCCAGCCGTAACTATCCGATTTGGTGAAGGATTAGCCGACATAACAGTAAAGAAGTTTTGGTCAATTAATTCTTCTGCCATCCATGTAGTAAGCAACGAATGAGCGGCAGTTCGTAAATCAATCTGCGTTTTCTGTTCATCCATTTTGCCAATAAGTTCAATTGATTTCCGGTATTGGTCAACAGTAACAGAAAAACTCATAGGGGCCATTGGTTCTTCATTACCACGCGCTCGATTATCGCCAGTAATAGCCGGGCCAATAAGTTTAGCCATTAGCGGTATAGTAACTTGATCACCAGCCGCTTTTTTTAGATCGGTATTTTTATCGATAATAAAATCAGGACCGTTACCGATAAACTTAGCCCACCACAATTCATCCTGAGATGAACGCCACAGTTTACGTCCCCAGTATTGTTGTACAAGAGCGGGGTCTGTAGCAATTGAAGTTTTTGCAAATAATTGTAAATCAAAGTTTAGTTTGTACATAAATTACACCTCGTTTTTAGGTCCTAGGCCATTCGCCTCTTTTACCCGCAGTTTCAAGATAGAGTCGATATTGTGCGGGTATTTGCTCGAACATTTCTGAAGGACCGTCTAAATATTTTTTAATTTTTTCTTGCGTCCAAGCATTGCTTGCCGTACTACCAGACGGGGGAATATTATGGTTTCTAGGCAAGTTTTGAAGTGTTTGAAGCTTTTTCTGTGTTGCAGCAACAACGTTATTAGCAGGTTCTGTATTAGCAGGCTCCGTAGAAAAAGAATCAACCTGCTCCAGTTGTGCTGGTTCAGGTTGAGATTGTGAAGCGATCTTTTGTAGGCCAAGATTATAACGGCACATTTGCCAAAACGTTTTTACGTTAAAATCATCTTGGGGGGTTGGCTGACCGAATTTGTTAGGCTCTTTATATGCCAGCCGATAGAACGCGTTCGAAATAATTTCTTTCTGGTCAGGTGGCAAAGCAGCAATTTGTTTATCCGCATATTGCAAAAGTTCAGGCGTATCAGCTTGTGCAGATTCCTGTTGCCACCAGTCACGAAATGAAGAAACAGTTGTTTGTACGCGTTCCTGTTCCTTGCGTTGTTTAGCTTGATCTTCTTGAAACTTAACCTCGTAACGTCTGTTAATATCACTTTCAAGCCTTGTAATCGCTCTTTGATCAGCTAATACGCCGGCAGAGTCTTCAAAAAAATCGGTGCGTGGATCGCGTCGATACATTTTTTTGAATTCATCCAATGCCTGATTTTCAATTGCATCCATATACACCATTCCGGGGTGCTGGGGTGCTTGTACTTGCTGTCCAGACTGCTGTGGCTGTGTCGGAGTCTGTGCGCTTTGTTGTGGCGAAAATTGGATAGGCGCAGATTGGGGCGGTTGAATGGCCGGTGGAATATTTTGCGGTACTTGGTTATTAATCTGTTGCTGTAAAAATGGTAGACTTGTTGCCGGAGTAGGCACTGTTGCTGACGGTTTGGATAATTGCGCCATCTGTTGTTTTATGGCTTCAATTTCCTGTTGCCAAGCGGCTTTTTCTTGCTCACGTTCTTTTTTGATCCGTTTATTTTCCTCGCGCACTTCATGCAGCGCGACATTTAAGTTTCCTTTTTGTGCTACAGGTGCTGTGGTTTCGCCAATTGGTGCATCTTGTGCCGGTTCGGCAGGTTCTACACCTTCACTGGGTTCTTCTTCGCTTGATTCGCTGACTGGTTCTCCTTCTGGTTCTTCGGATGGTTCCATATTAGATTCTTCTTCAGTTACAGCCTCATTTGATTCGGGGTTAGGCGATTCCCCGGATGAAGTGGAATCTTCGGGTTCATCCTCTTTAGCTAAATGCTGATTATAAACATCTTCAGCAATTTTAGGGTCCATGTCATTACCAAAGTTATTAATTAAATCTTGTTTGTCTTCGGGTGGAATTTCATCGAATTTGACTCTTTGTTTACGTGCGAATAATTGTAAGTCCATAATGTTGCTCCTGCGTTTAACGCCCACGTGGCGATAACTTAACCTGTACGCTCGGTTAGCCGCGAAACATATCTTTAGCCCGATATGAAGGCGCATAAAAATACCACCCGTTAAGGTGGCTATGTAAAGCGAGAGGATTAATCCTGATCGCTTAAAGGTGGTAAATTAGTTTCTTTTAAAACAATAGGACCAAGCCTAGTTGGTTCTTCTACAATTGTCCCTGGATCTGGTCCTGGATCGCCGGATTCAGGTTCCAGTTCCGGTTCTGGCAAATCAATCCTATACTGGTCAATTAATCCCATTGCGTGTAAGGATAGCGCAACATCTTTCCATACGGTTATTGATGCAAGTGTGTTATTATCCCAAAATGGTTCCTTTAATTCTTTAGCTAGAACATCGATATACTGGTTGATAACCGATTCAGCCTTTTTCTGTAAATCGATAAAAGTAGGATTGACTTTTTTAGCACCTGAAGGTTTTTTCTCAGTTGTTGCTGGCTTTACAATACGGGTGCGGGTTGTTTGTTTCCTTTCCATTGATAATCATTCCTTCCTAACTTTTATGTAAAAAAATAAAGGACAGGCACCTTATAAGTGTCCATCCTTTATTAGCTACGAATTAATATTCATAGCGAGTAGAAGCTCTCCGACGACGACGAGCAGGAGCCCGACGAGCAGGAGCCTTTCCACCAATAACGTGATGCTCTTCATGATGAATAATGTGAACAGTGTGTCCTGCTTTGTGGGTAGTGCGTTTTCTAGTTGCTCCGTACATATAAATGTACCTCCTTGTGCGGGTTTACCGCAGGTAGTCAGTTTTTGATAGCGAGGTACTGCTAAACTCTTGTGCGGGGCCATAAGGCCAGCCGACTTTCTTGCTATATAGAACAGGTTGATTCATACAATACGATTAAAATATCGGCTTCATAGAGCCTTCCCGGACTCAACTTCTTGGCAGGAGTCTACTCAACGCTAACGGAGTTATACTCAACGTTCGGAGTTTATGCGGGTGATTAACCGGAGCTATGCTCAAAATCGTGTGACCTGTTTCTATACATAAAAAAGCAGACAGAAGATAAACTCCTGACCGCTATGGCACCGGGTTTTCTACCTAAAGCCCGGATAAAAAGGTATTCATTTTTGCTTACATTGAAACTCCTGCTCTCATGCTTTCTTGGCTTACAGGCTGAATCATTCGATTTACTGATTGTTTCGGCTTATTCTGTAAGTAATTCTGACGAATCATAGCAGGATTGATTGGTACTGGATGACCAGTTAAAATATTTTCTTGCGGTTGTTGCTGTTGTCGATAAACTTTATTTAACAAAGCACTTGCTAATACCGCCTGTGCTATCTGTTGAGGACTTGGGGAAGGTGGCGGCGGTAATCCATAATCAGCAGGATGTGGCTGCAATCCAACCAATTTAGCCGCTGCTTGTAGCTGCTCGGCAGGCGGCAATTCACCTTTGTAGCTAATGCTGACTCTAGGTGGCAAGGGCTGGTGATTAATTTGTGCTGCCATACCTGCCATTTGTTGCTGCTTTTCCTGCATTTCTAAGAATGCTTTCTTGATTTCTTGTGCCTGTGGTATATCTGACAAGTCCAAAAGGAACGGCAATACAGTCTGACCAGGAATGCCTAATTGGGCGCAAGCATCAACTAACTGCCAGTATTGGGTCTGCCGTTGTGTCGGAGTTACCGGGACATTGGCAATCTCAAAGTCAAATTCTCCCATTGTCAAGTCATGAATCGTTCTGTGAATTTGTCCTAGAATTGGGTGATTAAATTGTATTTGCTGATTCACAGTTACAAATTGTTCTTTACCAGAATTGTCCAAGATTCTAACTGCCATTTCATCGGTAAGCCATTGTTGCGCTAACCCTTGGCGTTTTCCTCTGCCCCATATTTTGCAAAGAATATCGTGCTCGGAGTTTCGAAGATTGTCAAACAGAATATTAATTCCGGCATGGCCTACACGCTGCTTCAATTCAATCGCTCTGCCCGATTCTGGGGTCTGCATAGGTTGCGTTGAGAATTCCTGCGGGTTTATATTCGATAGACTGTAAATGTCTGAGGTAGCAGTCTGTTCCATTTGAACAACGCCCACGGGGAATGGTGCAGGAGTAATCTTTTGCGGTGCATTATGACCAGCACGATATGTTAAAAGAACTCCCGGTGTTGCGCTGTTTTCTTCGTATTCTTGTCGTTGAGACTCCGACAACGCGCCTTGTTCCGCTTGCCAACCACTGTTAGCTCCCGTATTAATAATATGCATTGCCTGACTGCGAGTCTTGTTTATTTCGTCCTGTACGCCTATCAGATCACCTACAACGCCAGTCGGTAAATCACCTTCGGCTAGATAGTAAGCCGGAACGGGCGTGAACGGAAATTCATTGTGAAAATCAATCGAAGGCTTAGGCGCTGTTAATTCAACTTCTCCTAAATAAGAAGTGTAATAAATTCGGTATCCATCATAATAATAAGTGTCAACTACCATATCTCGTTGATCATCTGTAAGTTCAGTTACTTTTGAATTGTCATTTAAAAGATAAACAGGTTGAGGGCCGTATTCTTTCCACCAAGTCTCAACCATGCGAATCTTATCTTCATCTTTCCGATACCAGCATTCAACCTCTTCTAAATCTTGGTTTTCGGCTTCATCATATTTCAGCGTCCACGCTTCAATTTCTTCCGCTTGATCAGGGAACATTTCCTTTGCTTTACCCTTGTCCATCCATTTAGCACGATGAATCCTTATCGAGTCTGAAAAGTCTGACTTCTGGCTATTGCAATCCCAAAATATATCGCGTGGTGAGACGCACTGAATTTTAATTTTTCCGTCTAAAAATCCCCAGTCAAATTCGTAGAAAGTTTCCAACCAGCCAAGACCGCAAATATAAGAGTGGAGACAAGCTGCAGATTTTTCTTTCTCGTAAGCAGTTTCATCGAATATCCACTTAGTAATACCTTTTCGTACTTCTGCTTCCCAAGGATCAGCTTGATTACGCATACGAAAAACTGGTTCATAACGGTTAAGTCTTTGATATCCAGAAAGGCGGTTGATAAGCGGCTTTATTCTGTTGATAGTAAAGGCGGGGCGGTTTTGGTCGCTTAATATATCTACTAGCTCATCGTCCCATTGGTCGCCGAAATAATACGAAAATGCTTCTTCCCGCTTTTCGTCCCATTGCATACGCCATTCGGCATCTTCAATAAACCATTCGCGGCAATCATCGATTGTAGTCTCTGGCTTATCAATACCTTTGCCAACAGGATTATTTTCTGCTTTTGGCATTACATCTATTTCTGTTGCTACTATTTCCATGCGCTCACCACCTTTCTAGGGAACTAAAAAAGCACTCACAGAATGAGGGCTAATATCTTCGGGATCTCCTTTTAGTTTTGCGTTTCTTTTTCTCTGGCAAGTATTTCCAATCTGTCATACCTGCCCATTCCATTGCCCACGGCTGATGGGTGCTAAAGGCAAAACGGGCTTGTTTACGTGATACAAATGGCATTGTTAGTCACCTACCTATGCGGACATCCAACCTTTGCGTTTAGTGCTTCTTTCATGGCTATAGTCTTGTTCTTGTCTTGCATCGTGTCTTTCAGTTGGCGATGTCATAGTTGCTTCTAAGAATTGATAACAAGCTGCATCAAATGCATGATCTTCTCCGTTGGTTGCAACCTTCTCAATATTATGAACATCAAGTTCCAATGCAGGTAATGTCCTAATTAAATTAGAACAAGTATCAAGAATATACCAAGCTGGGTTAGTTGGCATTCCTGGTGTCCCGTCTTCGTTGTAGTTTTCCTCGTATCCTTTTAGCCTCATATGGATTTGTTGCTTACCTTGTATCCTGTCCTTTTTGCTTTTGATTATATCAAGTCCAGCGTCTTGAAATTCAGAGGCTACCGAAGATACTTCCCCTCTTTTGTTCTGTAATCCAGTCTGTTGCCAACAAGCAGAATCACATACCCTGTACTCTATTTCTTCGCCGTTCTCCATTTCAATGGCAATTCTAGCAACTTCAGCGGCGTTCATTCTAAGCCCTTTGTTTGGCTTCCCTGGTTCGCAACCGTAGAACTCCCGATATGTGTAAGCTGTTCCATCTTCGTCCCATGCTGTCCAAAGGAAACAAAATGGTTTTTCATATCCCCAGTCAATTGCACACGTCTTTCTCCAATGCGATGGTATATTAAAAGTACTACTATCAAGTACATGTACACTTTCGTAAAACTCAATAAAGGCTTGTCCCTCAAAGGAACTCCAATCCCCATCGCGCCAAGCCTTCGCCAATTGTACTGGTAAATGAGAAAGCATATCCCAGTATGAATCATCCAAAAACGGATTATCAGAAGGCAAGGCTTTTACAAATGCAAACTGATCTTCCATCCCCAACATTTCATTAGGGAATATCTTGTCAATCCATAATGATTTAACCCAGTGGGCTCCAATTCCCCCAGGATTCGTTGCGCCTATAAATCTTACATTCTTAATCCCCGGCCACCGCATAGAGCCTCTAAGAACCGCAAAAGTCCTTTCAAGATTTTTTGTTAGCTCATCAACTGCGATTAAAGCAAACTCAGCAGACATATACTTGTCTACATCATCATCTAAGTTTCTTAATAAAATAGCCCCGCCTCCATACTCCTTGCGAAGATAAAAGGCAAAGCCATGCTGTTTTTTACGTTCTGCTATTTCACCAATATATGAAGGAAATTCAGTGGCTATTTTACTTACTTGCCTGTCAACCAAAACGGGGTAACTTTCACAAAATAAAGCAACAGTAACATTCTTTAAACCGTATGCGGCACAATAAATCAAGAACCGAAGGCAGTACCACCTAAGCCAGTACGATTTACCAGGTCCTCTTGACTAAGAGCCGCCATACAACGTAAAAGTATGACTATCCGCCTGTGTGGTAGCAATATTTTGCTTGTCAGTAAAATGGCAAAGTTCATCTATATCAATAGTCTTTAACTGTTTTGTTGTCGGCATTGGCTTAATCACCCCCAAATTCAGACATAAAAATAAGGCGTTCCCGCCTTTATGTATTAGCATTTTCGACCATTTTCCTAGTCCTATATAAAATCTTCATAGCATCCTCTGTCACGCGGTCAATCTTATGTTGTAGCTCATTTTGCTTTTCTTTTTTCATACTGCAGCATGGATCACATAGTACTTTTTGCACAACCAACGCATCAATCATTTTTTGAAACTGATCTATTTCGATTGAAATTCTGACTCCCATTTTCATGCTAACGCCTTCAATCGTGCAATCCATTTCAACCATTTATATATTTCTTTAATCAGCTTCATGTTATCAACTCCGGTATTATTGGGGTGATCGGCGAGGATCGAACTCACGGAAACCGGAGTCACAATCCGGCGTCTTAACCACTTGACTACGATCACCATAAACTGCATATTATTTTGCTGAAGACCAATCAGCAGTAATTAATCTTTTTAGGCTTTGCCGATTGTTTTGATAATTTAATTGACATTATTCTATACTAACATTATAATTCTTATTTTCATTACTTGCGTGCCCTTTTCATGCCCTTTTGGTGCCCTTTTCGTGACCAAACGAATTAGTCAACACCATTATGACCGTATCAAGTGCCTCACGGCGAATTTTTCTAAACTCTTTTTCACTAATATGTAGCTTGTACATAACATCATTTTTGCACCATCTCTCATAATATCTTAGCCGTATTAAATCCTTACCGTCCTTAGTTAACGCTTCATATGCCACCTCAATGAGTCTAGCCTGCCTAACTTCTAATGGATCATCTATTCGCTTCAAAGCAAAGTTCATAGTACTGTCGCTAGTACCTGAACCATGTGGCATATCGGTAATCACAGACGTTGTTTGCGGAAACAAATTTAATAATTTTTCCTGCTGGACAATAGCTTGTGCTTTAACGATTGGATAATCGCGTAAAATTTCTTCTGCATCTTTATCTGTCAAAATATCGCCACCTTAAAATAGAATAGCCGCCACAATCAAGTGGCAGCTTTACTCTTCGATTATTACAAACTCTGGATATTGTTTAGCTATCTCAGCAATGCCAAGTCGCATAGGTAACATCATAAAATCAATTATGTCAGCAGTATATTTAGTTTTCTTATAATCAACGCCAACATAACCAGTTTCAATTGTGTGTCTAGCAAAACAAGTTTCATGTAATGCTAGTACCGTTGCCTGTACAAGTGAGCTAACAGCAGCACAAACTATGTCGGATCCGTATGGACCAGCGTTAGCGTGACCAGTGCAGGTGAAGCCGTGAGGCGTTATTTTAACTTTGATCACGTGAGTCATCCCCTAAAATAATAGCAACAAGTTTTATTTCATCCCCGCATTTTAACAACGGAAATTGCTTATCGCATTGGCGCTGAATAAATAGTGATTTATTGCAATCGCATGAATAATTACCATCTGTCCACAAATCATATATGCAATCTTCGTTAGTATAATCAGATTCATCGTTATCAGAATAGCTATTACATTCATCATTTATTTCATAAGTTTTATCGTGGTATTTGAGAATTATTTTTGCTTTCACTTTTATGATCAACCTCTTTTCAAATAATTTCGAATCGTATAATAAAGAGTTGAAAAAATAAAAAATCCAGACAATGTATTGTCCGACATAAATGCAATATTAATATTAAATTGCGATTCAAAACTTTTTAAAGTTGCCACGTAGCTTTTTTCGTTATATTTAGTATTGTATTTGTGATTCAATATATCTCCGTATCCGTTAGGAACATCCTCCACCATCAGAAATAGTTTGGTGTCTTGCGCCCTGATTAGCTCGCTAATGAATCGCTCTCTATCGTTGCTAAGATTATTAGACAGCTCGGTTAATCCGTTTTTCCTTTCAATAGCAATTGTATCAATGAAATATGTATCTCGTATGATTCCTAATTCAAAATTGGCAGGAAGATATGCGGAGTAATCGCCATAGCTTAATGCTTTAACATTATAATTAATTTTCTTCTTGATGAAATAATCCTCAATATGTTTCCACTGGTTCTCACGACTATCTACTAAAATTACAATGCTATCTAATAATGCTTTAATTTCCTTATCTGTGTAATGATACTTCATTCCTCATCCCGCTTTATCCCAAGAATAATAGCCGAATAAAAGTTTACAGTCGGTTGATAAATTATCTCAGCTTCTAAATCATCTTCTTGTATTCTAGTTATTATTTTGTGCATTGCATCTGAAAAATCTTTAACATTGCCAATCGGATAAGAAAGAAGATTTTCTTCTTTAATTATTTTCATATTAGGTATCTCCTTTATCTATCTTTCAAATCTCCCCATTTAACATTTCCCTTTACTTTGATCTTATAATTTTTAAACATTGTCTTTAAAGCCACTTCTATTTTAGTACCTCTATAAAACAGCCAAGGATTCATAAAATATTGAATTTCCAAACTGTTTAATCCTTTGTAAATAATATCTTTATGACGCAAACTGTTTAATACTTCGCTTAGTTTTCCTTTGCTAAAACCGCTAATTTTAAGTAAGCTATCAAAATCAATGCATTTATTATTATTCCATTTCAAACAGCAATCATCATAGCCAACATAAGTTACTACTGAAAACAAAAAAGCCTTCTCATAAACAGAAAGGCTTTTCATTAATGCTTGAAGTTCGGCAATATTTCCTTTATAAAAATGTTGTATGTCCCACACCTCATATGATTCTGAGCCTTCCTCCTTAAGTTGATTATATCTATCTATACTTTTTTTACGAATTATTCTATCTTCTTCCCCAAGTACTACTACGTTCGTTTTGTCTCCTATATGAATTTGTGCGTATCTGCTCATAGTATCTCCTTGTAAATTATCAGAATTGTTTCTAGTTTTGACACGGTGGTTCATGTGGTGAACCAAGAAAAAACGCCTTACATCCTATATGGTATAAGGCTTCAAAGGCATTTTTTTGAGTAGTTGGCCCCTCTGTAGATTACCTTCGATAATCGAAAACATTAAAACATCTATAATAATTACATTTTATTGTCACGTATAGTGTTAAATTGGAAGTAATTGTAAGGGGAACATTTTAAGGCTAAATATGGAATCGTATATTTCTGTGACTATATCAAACGCAGACCCCCCTCCTCATACACCCCCCACCCCCTCTCTTGGAACGAAAAAAAGAAAAGCAGGCTTACTTACTCGCCTGCTGCTGTTGCTCATACTCTTTGACTCGCTTATAAAATGTTACCTTCTTCATTCCTGATAGCTCCATAGCTTTCACAGCAGTTATCTCTCCGGCCTTCCATTGTTTGTATACTGATATAAACTTATCATCCACATAAAACTCTTTAGGTCTACCATATGCCCTTCCTTCAGCCAGAGCTAGGTCGATACCTTCTCTTTGACGTTCTTTGCTACATTCCCTTTCAAACTGATAGATAGCACCAAATACATTCAACTGTAATCTTCCTGTTGGCGTTGTAGTATCAATGTTTTCCTTAAGGCTAATGAAACCAACCTTCCGCTTTGACAGCGCATCAACAATTTTGAGTAAGTCCAGCATGTTCCTTGCTAATCTGCTGAAACTCTCGACATATACCGTATCGCCTTCTCTAGCATAGTCAAGCATTTCCTGTAGCTTAGGTCTGTTGGTATCCTTGCCGCTAACCTTTTCCTCATATATACGATCTATTTTCCATTGTTTCATGGCCTCTAATTGCCTCCCGGTATTCTGGTCCTTAGACGATACCCGAATATACGCTATATTCATAATGAACACCTCCTCTATTTATATTACCTATAATATAACGCAAGTGTTCATTAATGTCAATTTATTTACCGTACGTTTATTAAAATGATTTAAAACTTTAGTGTCCATATGAATGATGGGTTTATAAGGTATGATTTTTGCGTACACAATTGTATACTTTGGCAAACTCAAACAAAGTGTAACATTAGTCCTCAACTTCGCCATCATTGTCTGAATCATTCGGCTCAGGCGTAACATCAATAGGCTTATCTGTTGGGCTCCAACCGTTAGCTAATGCTCCAGGTTGCACAATGATGTGTAATGAGCTATCTTCATCCAAGTCAATACCTCGACGCCATTCCTTCTGCCGGACTCCAAGCCAAGCAAGACAAGCCTTTTCACTCGGCTCTAGCTCCTCGTTGTACTCAGTTTTGACAACTTCTCCCTTGACAGCTAAAACTTTTTCAACTTTTTTAGTGCGTCTTTGCGTCAATGAAAAGAGACTTTCTACCACTGATTCATCACAATGTCGCTTGCCAAATTTTATAGATGCGTAAAATTCAGGATGATCTTTTTTCCATTTAGTAACAGTAGCCACATCAACTTCAAAGTACTCTGCAAGTTCTTCATCCGTTATAGCTCGCCGCAACATACAGAGTTTACGGGCTTGACTAGCATAGTCATCTCGATACTTCGTTGGTCTGCCTACCTTTGAACGGCTTACTACTTCTACCTCATGAACATGTTCATCCTCTTCATGTTCAACATGTTCATGAATTTCTTGAACATGGTCTATATCTATGTTCAATTCATGTTCAGATTCTTCATCAATCTTAGAGAAGTGCCTTCGTTGCCAAGTTTGTACGGTATTAATACTCACATTATACTTCTCAGCAATTTCTTTATATTTCATTCCTGCTTTATAATCTAAATATGCCAATTCGTATTTTTTTGCTGAAGATTTCTTCTTTGCTGCCATAATATCACCTCAAAATATTCTGTGGATCATAATTAGCACATATAGCTGCATGATTACAATTGGTATATTTTTTACAGGTATCACAACTTGACTGAATAATTGTATCAATTGGCTTTAAAAATAATTTTAGCTCCCGTTTAAACTCCCTTAAAACGCGGCTTGATCCATTTAAATTATCTAGCAAGCTGCGAGCCTCTTTCACGCTAAATCTGACCTCAATATAATTTTCTGTTTTAACATTCATTATTACCACTCCATTTTATGTATTTAATAAGTCGTAAAACGGTCTTAAATCCCGTTTAAAATATTCGTGTTGCAATTTTTCTCTCAATCTCCACCGTTTAGGTTTGTTTTTCGGCCTGTTTAATATCTCATTCCAAGGCTGATAATCACGAAAAGTAATGGACTCACAATTACCAAATCCACCACTAAATAATGGATTGCTCATATTATCACTCCAATCTATGTATTTTGGCTCCCTACAATGCCCTACAACGTACGAAACTACGCTGGCCTATATAGTTGTATAGGCTATTTTAAACTTTACTAGTTAGCTCTAATTGAGCAGTTATTAATATATCTATGAGTTGCATTAGTTGACCTATTGTTTTGCTCTGTTGGCCGATCAATTTATCTTTTTCACGCTCACCATCTAACTCACATCCTGCACAGCAATTATCATCATTCTCGGGATCACACATTATTTTTCATCCCCTCTACTCTACTGTAGTCCAACCATTGACAGCCATCCCATTGTCAAATCTTTTTACTAGCTCATTAAATTTATCAGCATATATTTTTGTATCTTGCTTCATTTTGCCATCTCCTTTACTTAAAACGACTCCCCTACAAATCTGCTACACGCCAACAAATTTAATGCCCGTTGCCTAACTATCCAGCGCCGTCGATATTTATTTATTCCTGGCAGCGATATTTGGCAATATAGCTTATTACAATACGCCACCATTATTCAACTCCTTTGAGCAAGCGATTCGCCAGTCATCATACAAACTTTTACTACCCTGTACAGTCATTCGTGGCTTACCGTTTTTAATATAGATAAAAACTTTTTTCCGTAACAAATTTTTCTTTTTCACTTTTTACCTCCGATCTCATATATTTAGTCTATTTTACAATAACAGTCACACACAATCGCCGTATAAGCGACGATAAGCAAGCGCCCAGTATGTTTGTATGCAGGTATTTCGCGGGTTTGTGGGCTGGGAGAAAATAAATTTAAATTGTTTTGATTCTATGTGTTGACATTCAAAATTGATTATGATAGTATTAAATCAAGATAACGACACGGCAACGGTCGATCACATAGATAGCAAAAGCAAAAGGGAGTTGGCAAAAATGTTAATTGCTTATCACGGTAGCCAATCGTCAACAGCAATAACTACTTTTGATAGTGGCACTGATCATCAAGAATTAAGCCGCGATGAAGAAAACGGCACAATGTCAATTGGCACTTACTTCAGCAGCGACTATGATACAGCACTGGGTTACGCAAATGGATCATTTTATACTTGTCAATTAGATATCGCCAACACGCTTGATTTGCGGACTCCCGAAGGTGCAGAAATTGCCGAAGAATTTGTCAACGATGCCAAAAATGAATATGAATTATCTTGCGACTTATTTGATGAGGATGGATACATCGCAACTCAATTACAAAAAGGTTTCGGCAGTTTTTCAGTAGCTTTTGATCAAATGGGTAGCGATGTAAGACAAGTATTAAATGCAATTGCCGAATATGCTCAATCTGCCGGTTATGATAGCATAATTTTTGATGACGAAAGTCGCGAAGGCCAATCGATATCTTATATAATTTTCAACACAGATCAAATTGAAATCTTGGAGGTTACTGCTACATGATTAAATCATATTGCACACAAAACAGCGGAGATTGTCCCACTTGCTCACTAACTAACTACAATCGCGACTGTCAAAACAACCCTATACAAGGCGGCCATCGTCCAGGCGCAGGTCGTAAGCCTACAGGTCGTAAACGCCAGCAATTCTATATCACGGATGCGGAATATGCAGCATTAAAAAAGTATCTAGAAAATTTAAGGAATGAGCAAATTGGTAGATAGAAATGATTGGAAAAATTTTATCGAATTAATGATCAAAATGGCACAAGATAATTGTATTTTGCTCGGCGCAGAAGACAAAAGGATTATCAGCGATTATTGTAAAGACGGAACATTACCAGACTAGCCCCTTAATCGGGGCTTTTTTTATTTTACCATCCTAATCTCTGCGTGCCTCGGCGGCGCATTAGCTCTCATCCCATTTCTACTGTCAATATAGCCGCTGCACTTCCCGCCTGACAGCAATATCCTATTAGCCATGCATACGTCGATTCCGTGGCTCAAACAGTCTTTGTGACTACACAATACAACGATCATGATTGATACACCTCCGTACAAAAATAAAATAGGGCCATTACCAGTAAAGGTTAACGCCCTATCTCTTGATAATACTATTTTACACCGGATTGTAGCCTAAATTGTTGCATCTTTGTTGCATAAAAAATAAAGAAAAGTCTATTCTTTTTTTTGCCAGATTATTTCATAACCAATCACACCAGCTATTTTTTCGGCCTCAACATATTTTAGCGTTCCTCTGGTCAATTTCTGACTAAGATTTTGTAAGCTACCAAATCCACCATCTTTGTTAAGTTTCTCCACTACTTGCGACATAGTATTTCCAGACTCTATAATTTTTGCCTTGACTATATTCAATGCCATATCATACACGTCCTCTCTTATTATAAAAACAGGATAACATTTAATTAACTTAATGACAATGTTTTTAATTATAAAGTTAAATAATCATTGACATAATTAATTATAAAGATTATAATTTAACCACGGAGTTAAATTAATGGAGGCGGTAAAGATGACGGCAACAACAATGGTAAAGGCATGGGAAATAGCACATACAATGATTGACGGATTGATGTTTGATGAATTACGTACAGAACGTGGATGCGGAAAGACTTGGGGTAAACTAAATACAAACGCGACAGTTATTGACCTTGGCAATAGATTAGAAGTTAATAAAGAAAACGGTGAAACGGTTAATATTTGGATTGAACCCAAGAGCGACGAAGATAAAGTAGCAAGTAGCGCGCAGCCTATTATTACAAAGAAAGTACAATGCCTAACATTTGCAATCATGGGAACTAGTTATACAGCAGAACCAGAGCGCCGCCTGTATGATAAGCTTGGTGGTGATAAATTTTACGCACAAATTGCAGCTGGTGATTTTGTGGTAGCATGGTGTAATTACAATGGTATTAAATGGGGGTGTGTTAATGTTATAAAAATTGATCACTATTCACACGGAGAATATGGCGGTCATTACTGTATAACTGCACTTATTGAAGATAGGATAAATGAAGAATCTCCAGTCTAGCCGATAATATAACGATAAAATCCCCCATCTCAGCCGATTGGTTGAGGTAGGGGATTTCGCTATTTACTGGCCAATCCCATTTCTACCGCTATATCAAAAAGTACACCATCGATCCATCTATACAATGTCACCCTGTTGCATCCTATCTCTTGCGATATTCCTTGATCAGTATAAATTCGAGGATGTTTCCAATACTTTAGCTCTATTGCTTGCAACTTATAATCTGGCAATTCATCAATCACAGCAGCAATAGCTTTGCAGGTCCTTTCCATCTGCATAATTCGCTTGTTCGTCAACAGTTTGAACGTCTTCGACTCCGTAGGATTGCCTATATCGTACGATTTACCACCGTTATTGTCATGTACAGGGCTTGCCATAATTAGCTCATTACGCTCCTCCCCTATAGCTCGTAAAGTATCGTCAAAATCGCGCAACTCAGCTTCAATGTAGGCTTTAATATCACGTCTTAATCGCAAGATTATCACTCCTTCCTCTTATAATAATCTCGTCCATTGCTACTATTCTTCCTATGCATCTCCTGCGCCAACTCATCCACCGTCTCCTGGCTATATCCCTTGATCGCGAAATATGTAATACAACTTTGAATCGTGTCCATGACTTCCATATCTGTAGCATACTCGTCCATATTCAGAATTGCATCAATTACCTCATCGGCCTCTTCTTTGATGTGAAACGCCTGATCTACAATACTGTTGTCAGTATATTTCCAGCACGGCTCCATCTCAATTTTCATTGTTTTTCCTCCTCTTCTTGCTCCTTTGATATCCCCATTTCAATCTCCAATGCTGTATACTTCGCGGATTAACCGATAATTCTTTAGCCATTTCAATATCAGTGAATCCTTTTCGATATAGCTCGAAACAATATTTGAGGTCAAACTGTTCGGTTCTCATGGCTTGTTAATAGTAAACACCCAAATACCAAAAGCAATCATCATGGCTATATTCCATTGGCAAACATAGCATTCTTTAATGTGTTCCCACATTTTAATCATGATTCCACTTCCAATCGTCTCAGCGCATCACGCAATAAATTATCAACTCTGAGCAAATAATAATATCCTTCATCGTGATATCCAATCACTTTTCTCGTCGCATCGCACACTGCCTGTTGCCGGGATATTAGGTCTGCTATGTCTTTAGCCTGCGGTGCTGATAATGAATAATATATTTGATGATCTCCTCCAAAATATTTATCTTTTACAATCTCTGATAACGTATCATGTCGATCCAATAATTCTATTGCTTTTTCAGCATTTATCATCATTCATTCTCACCTTTACATAATTAATTTTTGTAATCAGTAGCACACATACCTATACATTGGGGGCATCCATATTTCACTAAATAGTCCTCCGTCCCAAGCCTTTTTATACAAACGTGTCTAGTATCCTTCCAGCCAATTCTATCGTCGCACGCAGGTTCAGCCTCAATGATAATATCTTGTGTTAAAATGTGTCCATTCCATTGACTAACAATATATTCTTTCATTTGCGCTTCATTTTTAAATTCTTTTGCTTCTGCCATCGCATCAAATAAACTTCCCCTTTGGGGCCTATAAATGATCATTCCTCCACCTTCTCATATGTGGCTGCATTTCCGTTCAAATAATCTGCCACATCTTCCAGCATATAAAAAGATGTCCCACCGTTTCTAACTACCATTCTGCCAGCTTGGCTTTATATTCATCGCAATGTTTTTCAGCTTGAAATATATTTGCTCCCGTATTTTTTAAATGCTGAATATGATTAGATTTCTCATCTTCCAGCTTGCCGCGAAGATCTTGAACATAGTCAAATAGCGTTTCCCCACAATGCACACATATCAACATTTGTGCGCCCATTGATATGGATTTATCTCCATATGGCCTAAACATCTCATGTTTACAACTCACCGCTCACAGCCCCTTTCTTCTTGTAATTATCCGTACATGTTGTCCATTTTCGAGGACTGACTTTCACCCCGTGTAAATGGCAAAAATGAGATTCATAAAATATACAGTTACCGCATTTCACCGCTACTCAGCCCCTTTCATTTGCCAATTTTTCTGTAATAGGTCAAAATTTTAGAAACACCATTTTTATTTTTTAACGATATGTTGATCGACATAGGAAACTCTTTTTTATCATTCACATCATATTTACAATCGATAATTTTAGCAGGTTCATAATGTGTCTTCTCGCAATCTATTGCCGCTTGTTCTTTAAAATATCGCACACCACAAACATTGCAAATATAAAAGGTTTCAACTTTTGGCATTATCAACACCCTCCAATTCCTTGCGTTTTTGGCAAAATTCAAACCAATCGCAACTACAACCGTCAATATTGCACTCATCGTAATTAAGTTTGAAGTCTTCACATGGATATGTTTCTACATCATCATCATCAAATCTATCTATCGCTTCCACCGCCAACTTTCCCAGCTCAGCCCACTTCTTCTGCTGTTCCCAGTCCTCTACGGATATGGTCATGAGGCGGATAGGCTTATCCTCATGTTCCATCCACGTTTTCAATTTATCGTTGGCATTTTTATTCATTGCTGGCACCACCTTTCTTCTTATTAGTGAACCAATGCATTCCTTTATTGGCGCACAGCCCAACAATCATAGCTATCACAGCTAAATTTGTCTTTCCATCCATTCCAAGCTGAACAGTGATTAAAGCTGTAACGAAACCACAATACCAGTGTGTCGTTTCCATCTATTCAGCCTCCTTCGGCGGCTCTGGCCTGTCATTTTCAGCAGGCGGTTCTGGAAGTAACATCCATCTCCGTGCTAATTTAACTTTTACTTCACTGTATGACGTGCCAAGCCAAACTGCTGTTACGTATGACTTTGTTTTTAAAAAGGAAGTTAAATATTCAAACACAATCCACTTTCTTTCGTCCGGGCCAAAATCTGGCGGCTTACCATCTATCCACCGCATCCGTTCGCCTAACTCCATCAAATCTATTGCTTCCCCATTTGATTCCGGTTCTTTAGTATAATAATCGCCACTATCCCATTCGTGATATTTGCATAGTGACAGTTCCCCGCTCCGTATCCGGTCAAGTACGCTTTTGCTCATTTTCGTTATACCTCCAATTCTTCCGCACCATTCGCAAGGATGGGATAAATGCGATAAGCACCCAGGATGACTACACGGTACGCCGTCAGGTAATTTGTCAAGTACGCTCATTTTCATCGTCTCCAATCAATGCAACAAGGTTTTTAAATGATCTTGGAGCAACCGACTATTTGCTAATACTGCCTCTGTAGCTGATTTGAACTTATCTAATTTTTCGATAAGTTGCTTATTTTCAGCTTCCAACCGTCCATTTTTTTCTTCCTGCTCGGCGATGTGGGCAATTAATCGGGGAATTGATCTACTTAGCAAAGTGTGATGTCCGTATGACAAATATGGCAATTTATCAATTTCTTTAGTTTCTTTTAGAATTTCGTCTTGCTCTGTCGGTGTCATGATTGCACCTCTTCTTTTTCGTAATACTCAACAACTACAGGCGCATTCCATATTTCAACGATTAAATCTTTAGTGCAACTACGTCTATTAGAACTAAAGAAGCGATAACCGATTTCCAATCTTTCTGGCAATTCTGCTGAACAATCAATAATTTCTTTTATTTCAAGACCGTTAACTATGTAGCCTATTTCGTAAGCTGTCGCGCCTTGTTGATTAACAACAGTTATCTTTTTTATCTCTCTCATGATTGCACCTCCGATTCCTGCCGTAAGGCTTGCCGCCAGCATTTTTCACAGCAATGTTTTCCGCACGAACTAGGACCACTTAAACCGATATCTCCAGGGCAACAACACATTCCAACAACGTAATCATCAATCAACTTTTCAACTGCCTTGTCGTTGTATATAACGTCAATTTGCAATTCTCATTTTTCACGCCATTTACGGAACAATATTCTTCCTTGCACGGTTCACAATATTTCAGTACCCGTTTCCGTTTGAACCTATATTCAAGTGTCCAAGCCTTTTTAAGCTGTTTTAATCTATGCGGCTTCTTTTTCCATTCATGCAAAACCGATTCAGCAAATAGCCGCACATTCAGTTTTTCAGGGATTGTATTAGCCCGTTCGCAGTAGCCCTCTTTTCCGTCGTGGCACTCATAGCCGCGCCGTTTGCAACGCCTTGGACTTCCGCATGGTGCCACTGTGTGACCATTCTTTTTGGTGTATCTGAACACTTCATGGTCTAATCTGTGTTTGATTTCTTCGACTAAACTATTCATTTCTTCGCCTCCAGCAGCTCTGGATTGTCGTGAACATTGCCGATTACTTCCAGTTCTCGATAAGCATATAGTAGAGTGTGATTTTCAAGAATATATTTATTTAGTTCTCTTTTAACGCCTAAAGAAAATTCAGCACTTGTCTCACTAAAAACTATTTTTCCAACATACCCAACTTTTGATTTGCAAATATCCCCCTCGTAAATCTCCACGCCGTTCTTGTCTTTAAGGCCTGTAAACTGCATTAATTCGTAACGTGGTTTATTTGCATAAAGCATATTGCCTCCGCCATAAACCTCTGTTCCTTCATAGTCGGATTCTCCATATCCACGAACCCATGTTAAATTTCTACTCAAACGGTCTACTTTAATTTCATGAACATCAAACATTTCCTTTGTTTTTTTGTTCCAAGCACGAAATTTAATCTCTCTCACCTTAACCCCTCCCGCATAAATTATTTATCTTCGGATATCCTATAAATAGCTAGTTCTTGTATTATGGATTGCCAGAGTCATCCTCCCCGGGGCTCTGGCTTTTCCATGTATAAAAACCGATTATTATGGTATCCTATAAACGACAATTCTCTCTCGAGTCAGAGCCAATTTCTAAGGCCCTGACTTTTTCAATTTCCGCTATCGCCGCTGAAAAGCGATAGCATGCGCATGGTGTCAGCAGACTGATTTGTCGGAAGTCCCTGCAGTGCATGGAGACAATAATCGTCGTTGATTACCTGGCAGTTTCGTCTAAGCGCCTTGTACTCGTTGTACTGCTGACGGTATCGGTAGCTGTCGCCAAACACGTTCCACGCGGCCTTTACCAAATGCGGTTCAAATGGCCGTATCTTTTCCAAATCTTCTATCGCTTTCGCTGATATAGAGCATCCACAGCAACCTGTGCGCGTCAGGCCGTATACCTCATAGGCGTCCGAATATCTGATTTTGTAGTAATTTTTGTACCACTGCTTATCCGCGTTCGATACATAATACAACGGTCTGAGCCTATATTTTCCGTCAGCTGTTGCGGTAAAACACATGGATGTATTATCTTTGCGTGGGACAGACCTCATTCCACCCTCGTCCCGACGCTCTCCCGTGATGATCATATCAAATGACTTTTGTGCACTGTGAGCTACTTGTTTTTTGCAGTAATTGCAACATTTGTCGCTGACCTTGAAAGGAATCGGGTTTTCAATGATGAAGTCAAGCATATATTTTGACGAGCCGATGACAAGCTGGATGTCCGGTCGTGGCTCCCCTGCGGAATTGCACCCGCACAGAAAGTTAATTGTTGATTCACACTTCGGATAACGTTTTTTAAGCTCTGCCCGCTTTGCTGCCTTGTCCTCTGCGTCTGCATATTCAGCGGCTATTGACAGCGGAATGTTTTTCTTTTGGACACCCTCTAAGCCGCTCGACATAATCTTTGAAACAAACGGCAGTCCATATTCCCTTGTGGCCTGTACTATGTTCTTTTTGGGTCGATGTTCGGCAATTGTAACGCCGTATAGTTTCGCAGTTTCCCGGACGTGCCGTTTGATTGCCTCCATCTCAAGACCGGTGTTAAAAAAGCAGTAATTAATAGGCGGTAGATCAAATGTTTTACGCACCGTCTCGATCAGGTGCAGCATGATGTCGCTGTCACTCCCGCCAGAATATGAGCAGATTGCATTTGGGTACTGAATCAATCTCTTCACGATTATACTTTGTATGGCCGAGAATTTGGCTGGCGCATTAAAATCCGCGTATGCGGGTCTGTCTGTGTATACTTTGCTTTTGTATGCGCGGTTCATTCCGTAACTTACCTCAGCTATCTGAACTTTGTCCCGGTTCCCGAAAAGCGTATGCTCCATCAGCATTTCACCATCGCCCTCTTCAACACTGCCGCAAATCCCTTTTTGCCGGCGCTTCTGTTGCTGTTGTCTTATCATGTTGTAGCCGCCTTGATCTTATCTAACTCAGCTTGCCAAGCCATTATGCGCTCGTCCATTTCTTTCTGACCGGGCGTTGGCTCTGGTTCCGGTTCTGGATCGTCAGTAGACCATATAACTTCGCAGTTTGTCTTCACGTCAGCTGGGCACGTTACATATCCCAAGCTGTAATCTGGCTGGACAATCTTAAACGGCCTACCATATTTGTCTGCCATACTTCGAGCTATGTGTTGCCAGTGTTTTAAATCACGGCTTATGTCTGCGCTCATTGATATCTCATCTCCGCTCGACTTTCAAATAGGCCGAATGCTGGAATTAACTTGTCCATATCGATATTAGGGTTGTTATGACCTAGTAGCTTCTTACCTCGCAAAATCATAGCCATAAATATCATTCTACGATTAAAGTCAGGCGAAATAATCTTTTCTGGCTTATTAGGGATTGTCTTCCCACGCTTACGCATCAGGTTCATTGCTTCGCTTCGATGATTCTTTACTGCTGTGGCTGTTCTGCCCAATTGCTTTCCCATCCACTCATCAGACTTTTGAGGGAAGTTGTCACGGACAAGTCGTTCTTCTGCCTCAGTCCACAAATGAGTCATAATTCACACCTCGCTAATGCTAATTTCAACCCTTGGATTATCCGAATACCACTTTTCACCAACGATTACTACTACTTGGCTATCATCCTGCCATATTACCGCTTTTAGCGCATCTTTAATGCCTTTAATGACATTATCTAAATCCGGTTTAGTTACTGGTCTTAAATAGCCGTTTGCAGCAAGTTGATGCTTAATTTTACTTAGCGACTTAGGAATGCTACGATATACAATTACCGTTATTGAAAGTGGGCCTTGTAACAATTTGTCCGGCTTAACTTTCAAGGCTTCGTAGTAAACACGTTCTTTATAACTTTTAGACTTTTCAGGGTCATAAGCTTTGGCATGTCCACTTATCGTCGTAAATTTTGGTCTTCCTTGTGCTACCGGTTCACCGTAGACTATAAAGCTAATCATCTTTCCGCCTCCTAAACAGCCGGCACACATCATTAGGTTTGACCTCTATAGCACCTGCTTGCCCCTCTACGCGATTTTCCGACTCATAGCATACAAGTTTGCCCGGATAGTTTATTTCGTTGCTGTAGGCGCATTTGTAACAGCGGGGGTCATTATCATATCTGGGATTCATCGTTAATCCTCCTCTGACAATGTAGCCTGAGTGAACAGTCAAGGCATTTACTGGCAAATCGCGATGCTGAGTATATGTAGCCGATTAGCAGGCCGAAAACAAAAGGTGTCGCTAGGATTAGAATGATACGCGATTCGGTCATGATTTCAACAACTCTGGAATTTCGTATAGGTTGCCGATGACTTCAATATCTTCACTGCTCATATCTTGTAAATAATCAACACAACTTTTATCACAATCACAACAATTTCGCTTAATAACCCATGTTAATTCATTTTCATCCCAAACTACCGTTCCACGCACATACCCCTCTGTATCGCCAAGTATGTCATTTTCATATACTTCGGTGCCGGATATGTCTTTGCGACCTGTAAACTGCATCAATTCAAATTTTTCTGTTGCTACAAGACTGTCAATGTCTTCAAGCCCTTTTCGCTTGTTTTCCCATATGACACCCGTTCCATTTACAAAAATATGTATAGCCGGGATCATTACTTTTTCTTCTTTATCCCAAGCCCGAAATTTTAAATTAGTCACTTCGTCCCCTCCATTCGATTATTAGCACACGCTTTCATTTCATAGTCAATCCAACCATTACGTCTTATGTATAAAATCGGATGATTACCTGTCGATGGGCATTTACCGTCTGAATAACCGCATCCTCGACATTGATCGTTAACTTCCATAGCGTATTGAATCTCGTTAGCACATTGTTTGACTAATTCTAGGCTAACTTTGCCGACACATAAAGTTGCATATTCTGCTAGTTCGCTGTAGTCTTGACTGTCAAGATAGGCTTGTGCTTGACCACTTTTGACCACCGCAAAGGCTTCTGTTGCTTTTGGCTCTATCCAGTTAGATCGGGGTGGCAACCGCTGAAGCTTTGGCTCGGTTTGTTCGTTATATTGAAGATTTTTTATAGCTTGTTTTATTTCAGCAGGAGAGGGAAAGAATTTACAATCAAGCCAACAGAGTCGGATTGCTGTTTCCATTAGACCGTCATCTGTATTGCCAAACAACCCCATCCAAATGTCTACTGTATCGTCTTCATTAATCTTCGATGAGGGATATATTCCCTTGGTTAGTGCTATGAGTCTGATTGCCGTGGCGCTGTTCATACCTTTCTTGCAACCTCCTTGCCTTGTCAGCAACAGATTCCGTTTCTGGCTTGCTGAATAATTTCTGCTGTCCCTGCTCTTCAAGATACCGTTTTACTACCCAATTTCGTATAGCCCTATTATCATCAGCATACTTTTTACCATTAGCCCCTTTATAATTATCAAGTATCTCGATCATACGATCAGTGGCGGACTGACCAAACTCTTTGACCAATCTTTCATGTTCGGTTGTGGTGAGTGTGACAAAATCACTATAGGTATTCTTTTTTTCTTTTACTTTAATTTCTTTTACTTTCTTTTCTTTTACTTGTTCAACACTTGTTGACGATTTGTTCAACACTTGTTCAACACTTGTTGAAACTTCATTTAATAAGATCCTTTTTCGAGCTGACATTTTACCTGCATTGCTTCTTTTTTGCTTAATTTCGTTCATTTTTCCCATGCGACTCATTAGTGATAGGCTAAAAAAGTTTTCTTCATCTACTTCAAATAATCCGTATGAATTTACAACAGTTTTCATCTTTTCTGCTGTTGTGTTATATCGCCTAGACAATGCAGGTATAAGAGCAACGGGGTATTTATAAGACGGTTGGTCTCGTAACATTTCGATTAATATCCAAAAGATTCCGTATCCTTCTGGGCCTAATTGTTCAATCAGCATTACACATTTGGGGTCATCTTTTGCATTGCTATCGTGCGAGAAGTAATAACAATCTTTAATATTTATCACCTCCGACTTGCATACATATTTAATATGCGGTTATGATATATTGGGATATTATTGCCTGCGTGCTGCAAATGTTGAGGTGTGCAGGCGATAACATGAACATACTACTTAGATGAAAAGTCTTTTTGATAAATTTCTTTCGCATGTTGAAACCAATCTATCATTACATCAATTGACGTTTCATTGTTAAAACGAAGTATCAACTCTGGTTCCATTTCATGTATATCTTTTGTGTCGGGCGAATTACCGCTTCCAACGGGAATATCTAGTTCACCAATAGCCATGACTAGGTATTCTGGTTCTAATTTATCTGATCCAATTTTGCACCCGATATCGCCGTTGCCGTTCATAGTCAAAATCATGCGTACTATATTGCAAATCACTTTTTAACCTCCCAATATCCAATAGTCAAAATTTCGCCTTCTTTTACATCTCCGTCACCAATGATCGAATAGTTAGCTTCGCGGATACCCTCTTGAAACTCATCTAAGCGGCGATCAGTGGCTGTATTAAGTTTTATGAATCGCTCAGAAATCGTTTCTAAGCTATCACTTTGTTGTACGGTATAAGTTGTAGCTACGTAACGTATTTCATCGCGTGTGAAGCCTGTCTGTGTGGCCAAAATTGCTGCTACAATTATGCCAAACAATAGTACGATTAGATAATTTTTAATTTGCTGCTTCAAGGTATCAACTCCGATAAATCGAATAGTTATTATCCGTTAATAATTACTTTAGAAAGGAATTTCTTCTTCAGGGAAAACTTCTTTGCCGAAGGATTTAGCATCAAATGAATTGCTAGTGCTTGGCTCCGATTCTTTCTTCTTACTGTCTAAGAACTCAACCCGATTAACTAACATCTTTACAGCCATGCGCTTATTACCATCTTTATCTTCCCATTGATCCTCTGTATATCTCGCTTCAACTAATACCTTGCTGCCTTTATCAAGCGAATTTGCGACCAATTCATCCGTTTTGTCGAAGCATACAAAGTTAGGCCAGTAAGTTTTTTTCTTATCTCCATATCCATCTGAAATTGCCATTGAAAAAGTTGTTATTGCCATGCCTGAATTTGTGTATCTGGTTTCTGGTGGCTTTCCTAAACGACCAGTGAAATTGCAAATATTCATATCTTATCTCTCCTCACTTTTTATCCCAAAATGTCGCTGTTTGGTCGGCAATCTGCAAGGCCAAAATCAGCGGGTACTTTTCCATTGCAGAACTCAATGTCTGTCGCTCAGTGTAACTTTCAGCCGACCATGCTCCCATATGCCAGCGAATGGCCATTGCTTCATCAATTGACAAATGTATGAATTGGCTAATGATAAATACTGATTTTTCCCCATGCCCATAAGGTATTTGATCTTCAATTGCGTAACATGGGTACTTTTCCCATTGGCCTGCTTCGTTTTTACGATTTCGTAGCTCAATTTTGTAAAAATTAGCCTTGCAAACATCGTGTAGTAAACTGCAAACTACAGTAGTTTCAAAAGGAATGTCAAACGGAATATTTTTAAACTGTTCGTATACTGTAATTGAATGTTCTACCAATCCACCTTCAACTGCCCCGTGGTACATTCTGCTTGCCGGTGCTTGAAAAAAATCACTTTTATTTGTTAACCAATCAGCTAATTGATCTACACCAGGACGATTAACTTGGTTTAAAAGATCTAAAAATTTTTGCTTCATTACGATCACTCTCCTAAATCAAGCCAGTGAATAGGCTTGATTATCTTTTTAGTTTGCCTACAATAATCACATTTTTCGCACCGTTCGGGCTCTATTTCTCCGTTCCTAACAGCCATAATGTGGGGTAATTTAAACTTAATTTCTTCCAACTTTTCTTTAATAAATCCGTCCACGTCCATGTAGATAATTTCATGATCCGGTATTTCCTGCTTGTCCACTGCAAGTATGTAGCAATCAAGGTGTTTATCCATATTTAAGTTCTGACGTAATATTTCAACGTAAATACTGAACTGCAATGGGTAATCGTATTTTTGAATGAATGTTTCACGCTCTCTGGTTTCGGCGTTCCAATATTTTTCATACATGTTTTTGGTGGTCTTTATATCAGCGAAATAGCCTTTTCCAATGTTTAAAATATCGACTTGAATTTTAAAAGGAACACCACTAATTTCGCCTGTGAATATTTGTTCTTTTTCGCCTTCGCGCATTTGAACCATAGCTGGATCATTTTTAAAAACGTTAATCATGGTATCGCCTAACGCATACTGTTTGAGTAAAGTTCCATCTTTCTTGAACAATTCAGGAGTATTTGATATGAATTCTTGCAAATCACCACTTGACCAACTATGTAGATAGTTTCCTAGCAAAAATGCTGAATTAACTTTGTCTGTCCACTCGCCCTTACGTTTGGCTACCTCTCTGGCTTCGCAACCAAAGTTACTGTATTTATCCCATGCCTTGAAGGAAGTACTGCCTAAATATTTCTTTTCCATTTCAGAGCTGAAATAATTTTTTCTATTTAGTTCCATCGGCGGGTACTTCCTTGTCAAGTTTTAATGATTCTTCTTTGTCAAACCCCAAGTCTGGTACTTCTCTGCTTTCGCTCTTAGGTTTGGCTATATTAAAGACATCTTCACGCTTTGCCATACCATCTTTAAGAGAGTTAAAAACCTTTCCAAGCCGCAATACATCATTTTCGCTAAATGCCGTATCATCACAGCCAATATATTTTTCCAGCATTTCTTTTGACACTTGGAATTTTTCATCAAACTTAACAATCATCTTCCGAATTCGATCATTCAAAGGTTCGGCATTACCGGTCTTTAATGTTGCGCGGCATTGATCAATAGCAGCTTCAACAATGTCACCAGGAATAATGCCGAGAATACAAGCTCTAACACGCCTAGAACCATTGTTTGCGACCAGTTCATATATATCTCTAGGATCATCAAGAGAGTTTATTTTACCTTTAGCCTTGCGCTCATGGCGCACTGCAAATATTTTAGTTTGGCGCGTGTTGGTTTCCAAATCCCAGGCATAAGCCATCATGGTACTTTCACCGCTTCGCTGTTCAAGTTCAACAATTCCATAGTCCAAGTTTCCCCAATTTCTAGCTAATGTTTCGGCTAACCGGATTGATGGTCCAATAATCTTTTGACCGCCCCGGGGGAATTCATACTCGGCTTGTTCTGCTAAAGTTTTTCTTTTGCAAGATTGAATAATTCGTGCATATGCTTCGTTTTCATCACGTGGAAACCGTTTGGCAACCACCATAGCGGCCTGAACTTCTTGTGCCTGTCTGCTAATAACGCCCTCGGTATTTACTGGCTTTAAACTGGTATTACTTCCGAATGAATTTGATGATTCGTATGTAATGTCGTTCACTATAAGCACCCCTTAATTTCATAATTACCGCTATTGGTATCTTTGGTAATGGTCACAAATGCCTGAATGTCATTATCTTCACAAAGCTTTAATACTTTTTTCTGTTCAGCTTCATTCAGCTTTTCAAATCCGTCCAAACAAATAATCCGTAATTCTCCAATCCGTTGTAATGCGATTTTGAAAGCAGCTTCTAACTTTTCCCCATCAGACAGACCATCTAGCAATACGTTTTTAATTCGGATCATTGAATTTTCATCGACTGATATTCCATCAATTGGCAATTTATGCTGTTTCAACAACTCGGCAGGCTTATTTCTTGCTGTTGTAATGATATTGGTCAGACTGTCAGCATATTGTTTTTTAGTGGACAACTTACCATCCCGAATATCAAGCATCCGATCCCATTCACGAAGGTATGATTGCATTTTAGCAACTTTGTCAGCTTCTTCTTGAAGCGGTTCAATTTCGGCTTTTTCATGCTGTTTCAAGTATTCGGCTGCTTTTCCAACCCGCAATTCTTCTTTTTCGATTTCCGACTTCATCGCTGCATCTTCAGACTTTAATTCCTGTTTTTCTAAGTCAGACAGCGATAATATTTCCTGCTCTTTAGCTGATATTTTTTGATTTTGAATATTGATAAGGCTTTTTTGATCAGCTATTTCTTTATTTATTTCTTGCACTATTAATTTTCCAATGTTTGCATACTTGGCCTTGATCTCGGCAATTTCTTCATTCATACGGGTCAAGGCTTTGTTTTGCTCAATTTCCAGCTTGTCAGCAGAAGAATTAATAACATTATTGGCCTTTTCAATCTTGCTTTTCGATAGTTCAATAATGTCTTTCAAATCCTGTCGCTGCTCAATAAATTTGGCTTTGATTCTTCCTTTAGTACCCTCGGTAGCCGCTTTAATTGTTTCTGTTTTAGCTTCAATGTTTTCTTTCAATCGTTCAGCTTCAGCAATAAAATTATTGATTTTTTGAGCTTCAGCGACTTTATTGTAATAATCTTGAATTTTTAACTTCTTCCAGTCTTCACCGTCATAATTGGCAGGAAGTTCAGCTTCAATGCCTTTTACTTGACCTTCCAGCAGCTTAATTTCGCGGTTAACTTCCTCGCGTTCCTTATACTTGGCAATTTCAATATCTTTCAATACTTGCAATAAATGCTTAGATGTATTGATATTGCTTAAAACATCTTGACCAAACCAGCCGTTGATTTCTTCATCGGAATACTGCATTTTGATCATGCCTAAAATAATAGCTGTCTGTTTTGACGCATCAAGATTGATAAAGTCCAACGGTCTGAAAATATCACCAGATACAAATTTTCGTAACTCGGCTTCTGTTGATTTGATTCCCTGACCTTTTTGACGCAACTTTAAATAATCAGCTTTATCATTACGAATGCGGCGATCAATCTCTAGGCCGGAATCAGTTTCAATGAACAGGGTGGATTCACCATTGCCATGTTTAATGACCTCAGTACGGCGTTTGTTGTTGTTTACAGCGGCTTCGATGCCTTCTAATATGCTGGACTTGCCCGAACCCTTGGGGCCTTCAAATATATTTAAATTGCCTGGATTGTAATTAAATTCATCCACACCTAAAAAGTTATTAATTTTAATGGCTTTAATTTTCAATTTCACACATCCTCTATGTATATTTTTTTACTACCTGCACATCATATAGTGGGCAGTATTACTTAACCGTGATATAATCAAGTTGACTTTTTTACTTTAGGCCACTCTCGCAAAGTGGCCTTTTTCATTTTCCATACACCGCCGTAATAATCACAACCGCTATTCCGACAATCAGCCAGCCGTACCTTACGCTAAAAGGCTTACTGCGCTTCACATTGTCGCTGAATCGAATATTCGTTAACTCTTGAATCATATTGCTTGCACCAACCTTTCCTTTCTGCCAGAATGCCTAGAATCGGGCCACCGTCTTGATACACTGTGCCTATTAGCTCGAATCGCGGATGATTTGGGGCTTCGGTGATGTGAATCTGTTTTAACTTCATAGCCACCACCTCATTTGCCATTTAAACCATGACCACAAGCTGAATTTGAATTTGCAGGTACCGTAACAGGATGGGTCTGTGAAGCGACTACAGTAAGCACAGACCTGGTATCGTGAGTCCATTGCCTAGTCCTCCTTTAAAGTTATTGTGAGTACAGGGACAAACACGAACAACCATAGTAGCCAGGATAGCAGGGTGGTCATGTTATTTGCCGCCATTTAAAACAATAAAACGTTTTTCTTCTGGCTCAACTCCAATGCAATTATCAACATATTTCAATGCTTGTTCCAAGATCAGCTTAACTGATCGGTTATTATGGATCTTCATTGAAATGTTGACTAAAGCTTTAGGGTCTGGCTGTTCACCGTGAATATTTATTTCGAATCCGTTAGGTATCAGATAACCATCAATACTAATGCGTCCGTTTATATAAATCACTCCTTTCTAGGCTACATATTTTATTGTCATTTCCTTGACAACAGATGTATAAATTTCTTTTAACTTAGGATCTGATTCAATGACATCCATTTTAGTTGTCATATTTAGTTTGCTTTTAGTTGCTCCACTTTCTAGCAATCGATCTTTTAAATTACGGAGTCTTGTGTTTAAAAGGCAATGTGCTCGTTCTTCTAAAATTTGGTAGCTTTCGGTTCGAACGGCTTGATAATCTTTATTGACTGTCGCTTTAGTTATTCGACTTACCATACTGTTGATAGCTTCGCGCCAGTTATCATCACGCTGGATGATGGTATCCTTAACAAGGGTTAATGTGCGTTCTACTTGAATGGTTTTCTCTTGCATAGTGACTAAATCTAATTGTGTCTTAGCCACGCTATCATATATGAGTTTAAACATTTGCAGCTCTGGAGATAATTTTGCAATGTCTACTTGCTGTTTGTTGCTTTGTTTTTCAATTTCTACAAAATAGCTTCTAGCCTGTTTCCCTCGATCAGACCTAGATAACATGCAGAGGTGTTTTGCAAAATCAATGGTAAGGTGATAATCCTTGGATTCATTACCGTTCAACATGATGTTGAACCCCTGCCAATCGGTATCAACTTGATAAAATTCGTTTTCTTCAATATTGGTTTTACACCATCTAGCAAATGCAGCCGGATGAAGTTCTAAAAACTCGTACAGCTCTCTGGCTGTCGTCTTGCCTGATTTATCAATCTTGATTAACTCATTCAAATCCTCACTTCCTTTTACAAATTTATACAGGTTATTGCGCTAGCTTGTCGAAATATCACCTTGAAGGGAGGTGACGACAATGGAAGAACGTATAAGTGTTGGATTCACACAGTTTATTGATTTTTTGATTAAAGGCCATATTGGACGTGTAAGCCATGTAAAAGACATCAAATATCAAGAACCATATAAACCATCTACAGATTTTTGGTATCGATTACGCGAAAAAATTAAAGAAATTCACAAAAACAATCAAGATATTGCTGAACTTGACGAATTACTAATTGGAATAAATAAAAGGAAACTTAAACAATATACTGCTGCAATAGAAGGGTATAAAAAATTCTGCCGAGGGAAAGACATTGAGTGGATTGATTTAGGAAGGTCTTTCTGGACATGTGACAAATTGCTTGTCAGAAGTACACCTGAGATAGGTTTGGTTATTAATGGAATGCCTCACCGAATAAAATTGTATTTTAAAGATGTACAAGAAAAACTTGATAAGCGCCAATCCGCTAGTCTTTTGACATTAATGCGGGATTCTACAACACAAATAACAAATAATAATATCAAAGATGCTGTTTTAAATGTAAAATCATCTAAACTATTTTCGCTAGATGGACCTGTTAACGAATCAGTCAGACTATCGTTGGAGGCAGACGCTTTAAGCTTTATCTATATATGGAACAAAGTTTAATCCGGTGCCATCTCGCTCATGTGTTGTGCGCAGTTATCACAAATCCATTTCCCATCTTCAAGATACAGCATAAATTTTTCTTTACGCCTACGTTTGCAGTGAACACAGATATATGACTTTTTTGTTTCCGCTCCAATACTGTTAGTATCAGTGAAGGAGCTCTCTTTTTGCTCGTTCATAATTTAACTCCTTTCTATGGCTGCTTTATGCCGATTGTTCAAGCATTTCAATCACTGACTGACTCCATCGAATTTCATAACCACTATGACCACCACGAGTATACGGAACTATTTCGCCAATGTCTTTGCCAGCATCAGTGAGCGCATAAGGTTGTTTTCTATCGCCAGTTACTACAATCAATCCTGCACTGACCAACATTTTATTTATCGTCTTAGGATCTGGACTGCCGGTTTTATAACGAATATCCATTTTGTCGGCTATTTCAGTGGCGTTGAGTCTGCCTATTTCGTGTTCAACCGATGGCAACAACTTCTTCACAGGTGTCATATCAATTTGGTATACAGTTTCAACCATGCTCATTGCCGCTGCATAAGCTATGCCATCTTTCACCCCGAAAAGTTTCATCATCTGTTTAGCTGTAGCGTCAACATCTCTTACTGCTGTGCTGATCATTCGGGTACGTGGTCGAGGCTGGGGAGTGAATTTGACTCCGTTTGCATTTTCTCTGACTTTAAAATAGACATTTACAAGTTGCCGCTGTACTTGCCAAGCTAAATCATCAGTGAAAGACTTTACTAGCATCAGGTAACCGGATTCGGTGAGCATTATAACTTCGTTGTTTGGATTACCGCCTTTAGGGTTGGGTACGAATTTCGTACTGAACTCTTTCCATGTAGTTATAAAGTAATCTTCACCTTCAATAAAATGTTGCTTGTTCTCATTGAAGTTTCTTTTGGCGGTTCCCTCTGCTCGATTGTGTACCGAATCAATATCCTTGAATGTTACTACCCGCTTGCCTTGATACTCTTTGACTTGCAACTGACGCTCTTGATCGGCAATTTGTAATTTAACAATATTGCTCATTTCATCACCCCTTTTTATGCTTGTCCACTTTTTATGTAGCAGGAGTTATCCTGCATTTTCGGATTTTTGTTGTTCAACTTTCTATGCCGTTTTTTCAAGCCTCGGCGTTTTCAGTTTGTCAGCATATTCCGCTAACATCTTCTTGCGCTCGGCATACTCAACTTTGTTAGCATTCAAGAAGGCTGCTACTGGTTGAAGTGATGCCAGCAACTTTATTTCGGATGGGCTTAAGTAGTCTCTGACTTCTGCCGTGTCCGGTAAGTTGCGCTCCTGCTTTAATTGCTTAGCTGTCTTCCCGGCAACTATTGTTAATAACATATTCATCTCATTGCTAAAGTGATAAGGCTTTGCTGGATCGTGTGACGACTTGATTGCATCCGTTAACAAGTGACATTCCATCCGGGCTAGTTGACGATCTTTTAAAGCTAGTTCCATTTCGTTGAAACGGTTGATGTAGGATTCTTTGAACTTCATTGCCTTTTTGCCATTGAAACCGAACGCTATAATTGAAAATCCATCTCTTGTTAATAAATACATTGGCAATTTTCTACCTGTGCTATCTTTGTAAGATGACTCCTTAAAATTTATGAGCGAGAATTTTTCACTCAGCCCACTTTCCGGCTCAGTGGCATTACTGATTGCTTCAAGAACATGAGTGTGCCTTTTATTAAATATCTCAGCCATAGCTCGGCTAGTACAGATGATATCCTTGCTTGCAAATATACCCATGCCCTGCTGGTCGTTTGGTAAGAGAATGAGCTTGGTCATTTATTCTCCTTTCTTTTATCTACACTTCGTTAAATCGAGTATCCATTTTTCAAACAGTTCTTTGGGAATTAATGTCTTTCTTCCGATATGAAAGCAAGGAAATTTAGGATTGCTTTTAATTTGCCAGTAAATTTCTTTAATACCAATTTTAGAAATTTTAGCCGCTTCTTTTACTGTTAACGTAAGCGGTGATTCCATAGTTAAACTCCTTTTTGTTCAAGTTTAATTTCAACTTCTTTTGCAATAATTGGAACGTATCTTTTGCCAATTCTTGTACCTTTCAGAATTTCACGTAAATACTGCACCGAAATTCCTACTTTTTCTGCTAGTTTAGGAGTAGTCATGCTTTTGTCAATCATGGCTTTCATTACTTGCTTCCCAAAAGGCGAATAATCTCTCATGCTATACCTCCTTTTCTAGGACATTCATCCTAATTTGTATAAAATAACAGCTTAAATTATTTACAATAAGTATCAAATATGATAATATTGGTTACATTAAGAGCAACATAAATCTTATCGTTCCCCAACGATTTTAAAAAGGATTCTATGAACCCTCTGGTTTTTTGTTGCCTTTTTGTAAAGTGTTTAAGCTGTTAATGCAAGTATAGTATCAAATTTGCTCTATGTCAATACATTTTAGAGAAAATTTAATGCTAATAAATGGAGTGTGCTTTATGAATTTAGTAGAAAAGATACGAATACTATGTGTTAATAAAAAAATTGATTTAGCAACTTTAGAATCCGAATTAAATTTTGGCAAAAAAACTATTTATAAATGGAATAAAAATATGCCATCGGCTGATAAAATAGCAAAAATAGCAGATTACTTTGATATTTCAGCAGACTATTTCTTAGAAACAGGAATTTATAGAGAAGACCTAAAAGAAGCAGAAGAACCAAATGATCCTTATACTGTTTTTAGCAAAAAAGCTAAAGAAGAAGGAATATCAATAGAAGTTTTAAAAAAATCACTTGAAATAGCAAAAATTTATCAAAAATAAAAAAGCCAGCTAAAATGCTGGCTTTAAATTTATTTATTTTATGTGTTTAAATTTTTTAAAATCATCTAAATATAGAGGATCAACGATATAACTTCCGTCTTTTAATTTTTTCCAACAAATATCACCTTGAAAATCAATAATAATATAGTTATATTTTTTCTGCACATCAACATCTCCAACTATTTATAGTAAATATCGAACATATGTTCTTTGATATTTATTATACTTCTTATAGAAAATTGAATCAACTGCATTATAATACTATTATTCCCTTTATTCGACAAACGAAAAGCCAGTCCACTAACGGACTGGCTAAGTTATGACATTTCGTTCAATTATCACGGCGATCGCTTCCTTGATAATATAATTCTTCGGGGGCTACTCCGAGAACATCAGCAATTAATTGTTCTTCTATAACTGTCAAATACTCACGTTGCCCATTTACCATTGCGTTTACTGTTGGTAGATTAATACCTGTTTCTCTGGATAATCTCCTTTGTGACCATCCTAATTGCTTCATAAGCTGTTTTAATCTTAGTATAAGTGCTACCCCATTTGGAACAGAATAGCATTATTATATAATATGTCGAATTATGACGCAATATGAAACTAAGTTGCAATGATTAAAAGTACCGAAGTCATATAGTTTTGGCTAACACTAAGCAAAATTCCTGCAATAAAATAAATTATTTTTATAAAATTCAATAAAGGAGAGACTATTATGAAGACAATTAAAGAAAAGAAAAAAAGTCAACGCGATGACGGAAGATTCGTAGTAACCAAAGTGTTTAATGGTAAAAAGAAATATTTTTATAGTCCCATTTCAAAAAAATACGCAGAAAAACAGCGTGATGAATATGAAGAATCCTTAAAATCAAAGCCAAAAAATTATAAAGATATTACATTATCGGAGTGGCTTGACGAATGGCTTATCAATGTAAAGCAAGATAATATATCTGATAAAGCGTTTCAAAGTTATGAAAGTAATTGTCGTGTGCATATCAAACCCTATCTAGGTGGTCAAAAGTTGTCAGATTTAGAAATACCTCTTATACGAAGTTTTTTAACTTATTGTAAAAATAAAGTTGTTTGTCGAATGAAAAAACCAACGGAAGAAGATTTAAAAAATGCAAAAAAAATAAGTGCCAGAACATTACAGTATATTTACGTTACACTGAACGCCGCACTTGAACAGGCAAGAAAAGATAAAATCATCTTAGAAAATCCATGTGATACAGTAGAAAAGCCAACAGTTAAGCCGTCACCGATAAAAATATTTACAGATAAAGAAAAGATTAAGCTATTAAACATGGCACAAAAGACAGATATAGAAATGCATACTATGATTGTACTTGCGTTAGATACAGGGGCACGGTTAAGTGAATTTTTAAATTTAAAGTGGTCAAAAGTCGATTTACAAACTGGAAGAATAGTAATAGATCAAGCTACAGAGCAAACCAAAGATGAAGGTGCCAAAGAAGCGTCGACCAAAAATGCAGCATCAATAAGGGCAATAAAGTTAACCCAGGAATGCTTAGATATATTAGATAAATATAAAGAAATACAAGATTCGCAAATTAAAGAATATGGTACCCATTATATTGATAACGACTATGTGTTTGCCAAAAAAGATGGTTTACTTATTCCCAACTATGAAATAAGTAAACGGTTTAAAAAAATAGCATTAGCGGCAGGATTAAGGTCAGATGCACACTTTCACGAAACTAGGCACACATTAGCCACGGAATTAATTGAAATGGGAGTAAATCAATTTAAAGTACAGGCTTTACTTGGACATGCTACTCTTGATATGACTAAGAGGTATACTCATTTAAATGTTGACAGTCAGGATGAAATCATCAATAAGCTAAATAAAAAACGCAGTAGATCAAAAAAGTCTTGATATATCTCTGATAACTTTTGACCTACTTTTTTTGGCAATGGTCTGACAACTTTTCGACAACTCCGTTTAAAAATCTTATGCGCTTTGATGCCATGTTATGCCGTGATATGAAACGTTAATATATAGATAAAACATAAGGGATATAAGGCTTTGCGCCCTATATCCCTTGTTTTTCTTGGTGACCCACCGGGGAATCGAACCCCGAACCTACTGATTAAGAGTCAGTTATTTTATGTTATCATATATAAGCAGCAAAGCACCTAATTTACTATGATTATAGCATATTAGTTGTCAAAATCAGTTGCGTGATTGACAACTTTTTGACAACTTTAAAACTTAAATTTTGATAGCATTTGGCGTTTTCGCTATTTTGCTACCACGATTTTTTACCCTTGAATCTCGATAACTCTTTTTGCTTGTTTCACGCCATTGGTCATCACGCCAATGGCTTTTTTACGCCAAAATCTCCATCGTCCTCCGAGCCTGTGCCACCGTCGTCACCAGTGTAATCCTCGCCTTTTTAATCCTCTCCGGTGTCGTGTCCGGGGCATATTCGATAATGCTGATTTTATCCAAGCCATAGCAAGCCAAACCACGAAAATCACTTAAGTACACACGATATATAGATATACTGTTATATAACTGGTGAACAACCATAAAATTCAAAACAAAACTAGTTTACTGGTTCACCCGTTGGCTTCTAAATATAATTTAATACTATATTTTTTACTTTATTGGTAATATAATTAACTTATATGTGATTAACTGTATAATTTTTAATCGAATAAATTAAATCAAGCGGGTGTTTTTTTGAAAAAAATATTTGTTACTTATTTAGGAGCATTAGGAGATACTTTAATGATAACCCCTACTTTAAGAGCTATTAAAGAAACCTATCCCGAATCTAAAACGATATTTCTCGTATCGTCAAAGGCAAAAGGTATCTTTGAAAACAGTCCTTACGTTGACGAATTACTATATCATAAAGATGGCGATAGTTATTTTTCTGTATTATTAAAAATATGGAAATCTGATTTAGCTTTAATATATGATAACAACGCTAGAGCTAGATCACTTGCTTGGATTGCCAGAATTAAAATAATATTAGGATTTGGAACATATAAGAAAAGATTTTTAACTGATTATACCGAAAGAATCGACAATGTTAATATATATTCGGCTAACAATTATCTTAATTTAGCAAAACGTATAGGAATTACCACTAATAATTTAAGTATGCACGTTCCAACTTGTAATAGTGAAGAGAAAAAAGAAATTGACGATCTAATAAATAAGCGTTGCCACAATCAAAAATTTATTACAATAAATCCGTATTCATCGTTTAATTTAAAAGATTGGCCTGAAGAAAAATATAATGATATTGTAGATAAATTTCTAAAATATGGGTATTCAACAATATTAATCGGCGGTGATGAGCTTAAAGAAAAACATAAATCATTTAAAAATGGAATTTATATTCCAAATAAAATAAGTCCTAAACAATCTGCTTATATCATATCCAGATCGCGATTGTTCTTATGTGGGTGTACATTTGGCTTGCATTTAGCGTCTACTGTTAGCACTCCAATTCTTGCGATTTATGGCCCTACATCAGAAAAAGAATGGGCTCCATATGATAACTGTACAGTAATAAATCATAAACTGCCATGCTCACCATGCGTGTATATTGGTTCGACATTTCATTGTCAACTTGATAAAAAATGTTTAAGAGATATAACCGTTGATGAGGTATTTGAAACAACAATTAATATTTTGAATAAAGAAAATTATCAACAAAATTTAGGATAACACTATAGTTATAAACCAATATGGAGGGATATGTTAATGAAAAATGAATATTACACTTGTACAATAGCGATTTTATCCGGAGAGATAGTATAAAAAAGGCCAGAATATTAATATATAGCAATAAAAAAGCCATCGGCATAACCCGGTGGCTTTTTTTAATAAGCTACTTCATACATTCTATTCAGCATCATACCTTCCGTAGCAAAATGATTTATATTCCAGTCAGAATCTATGTTGCTATTCAAAAATTGAATCATCATTTCAACCATTGCTTCTCTGTCAATATCATATTCGTTCATGAATCCATTTATATTATTGTAGACTACTTTATGCTGCTTAAGTTTTAACCTAGGATGATCTCTACCCGCCTTTTGTTTATATAAATCATGCATATATGTGGAGATGGCATCAACGGCCTCTTTATTAACGTTATCAAAATGTTCTAATGAGCAAGTGGCAATCTCGCCAGAGTTGCTACCCTTATCCTTATAATCAGTATCACTAAGATCGGTGTCAATACACTCAGTATCATTAGTATGTATATCTGACATGTTTGTATCTGTCACATTGACGGTTCCAGATCGGTCAGATTGACAGTTCATAGCATTTTCAATGCTTTGCTCTACATGACAAACAAATATTAAATTTGGTTTACCTAATCCTTGGCGCTTTTGTTTTATTAATTCAAAGGTGGATAATTGTTTCATAGCTCGAAATACAGTACTTTCAGAACAGCCTATTATTTCAGCCAAATTAAGTTTGGAAAACAAAAGATATATTTCGTTTTTATCATTTATCCAACCATTTACTTTTGATAATTCCATCCGATCGCGCAACACACTATAAACAACTTTTGCTTCTAATGTTAATCCTTCATACTTACTGTTATTAAACAAACTTTTTGGTAATTGATAAAATCTTTGATTGTCAACCTCGTTAGATTTATAAATTGTGGACATAAATAATAACCCGCCTTTACGGTTTATTTGCCTTTTTATAATTAATGGGAAAGAGGTTAAGGCTTACCTCTTTATCACGACCGTTAGCTAGACGGCGGCTATCCCTTATTAACTATATTATACCATATTTATCCTGTCAATAGATAAAAAATAGCCCCCCAATCATTGAGATTGAGGGATTTATTTAGAATCCGTATATCGGCATATGAAAACGTCTTCGCATTGCATTTATGCGCTTTTTAGCCTGCGCTCGCTCAGCTGCGTCAACACCAGATACTTGGTGAAATCGTGCAATTGCATTTGAAACATGTCGTGGATTAGTCAATGGCTCTTTTCTCTCGCGAGGGAAGGCGAATTCGCTGCTCGGCAGAGATTGACGTTTTCGATAACTAAGTTTCACGTTTACCGCCTCCGTTGAAAGTCACTACCTTGCGCGAAACGTTCTGGATAAGCTCCTCTGAGCCTCTCTGGACGGTGTACCAAGAGTGGGCCTGTCTTAACAACAGTGCTCTCTACCGTCTGTAACGGGCTGTCCCATGCGGCAATAGGGCCTGGGGCTGTACCTTCCAACCAGCCTTCCTTTCGTGGACGTTTAATAGCTTTCACGACGATGCCTTTCATGTCTTGCCTTGCCGCCTTCTATACCAGGTCGCATGTCATTTGCCGCCTTAAACTGTTGCGGGTAAATTGATCCTTTGTACGATGGCAACATACCTTCAACAACGTTCAAAGGACGCTTGCTTTGATGATGAGAACTAAAACCCGGTTCTTTGTAATTGTCCGTAGGGTACGGGCGGTTCTTGTGTCCGTGTGAGTGATTTAACATAATTCCGATTCCTCTTTTCATTTTTTTATTTATTTAAACTGTTAAATATTAACTCTTTAACAACTCAAAACTTGGTCAAGATTTCTTCTGATCTTTCGTTGTACCAATTGGGATTGTTGGTGTCACTACTAATTCAGGTTCGGGCAGAAAAGTATAGACGCATGGATGGGTTGCCCCAAACAGCTTTTTATGATAGTTATCAACCGCTGTTGAAATAACATTTAGAAGTTGAGCCTTCTTCGTAGCCGTTAAGTTAGCGTAGATTTTAATTTCCATTTTATTGAACATTCCCTTCTAATTCTTTCTCTTCGTCTTCCGGACTGATATTGTTGGGGTTAATACTTGGTAAAATATTATCTCCTCCGGCACGAAGTATTAACGCCGCTGTCTTGCTACAGTGGGCAGTCAACAATCCATCATCAGGCAGATTAAGGCCAAATACATCATGCAAACCGGTAACTATACAATTGTCATAGCCATAGGCAGTGCCAATCAGCCTTTCAGCCTCGGCCTGTGCCGCTTCAAAATTGGGCAACTCAACATCAAATGTTTTCACATCGGCATTATCATATTTTCGCCATGAGCTAATTCGAACACAAGGGGGCATAATATTGGGGCCACCTTCACCTAATGACTCAACCAAGCCAACGCCAGGCACTTTAACGGCTACATGAACAAAGGGGCCGCTAGAAGCTGTTGCAATAAGCTTATCAACAACGCTCCCAACCGTCCCCGGAACAAAGATTACTTGTACTTTAGACATGGTTCCTCCTTAGATTTTAGCAATCAAAGCTTCTAATTCTGCCGTGATGTTATTGGTCAATGCTGTAACAAGTACAGATTGAATTGCTTGCAATAAAGCTACTTCGAGAGGATCACGAATTTTATCCACCCATACGCTCGAACCAGTACCCATTTCAGCTTCTAACTTGGCAATTAGCGTATTAACCGCTTCGGTGGACGAGTTAGTTACAACAGTGCTTACTTGCGGAACAAGAGCAGTTAACAATGCTCCAACACTTACGGTTGCGGTCATAGTAATCACTCCTGTAACTGTAGTATCATCAACAGCGGTAACATTGGCACTTGCGGCAGTGTAGCCAGCTAAAGAAGCAGTAAAAGTATAAGCTCCTGCTGGTAAGTCACTAACACTAACCAAACCATTTGCATCCGAAGTTGCGCTAACTGCACCCGCGCCGGCAACATCATAACTTACTGCAGCTCCCGATAAAAATGCTCCTGCACTATTCTGTACTGTAATATTTACGATTCCATTCATATTTTTCACATCTCCCGTTATTTTTTTTATAATCCACCGCATAAAGCGGGTAAAAACTTGATAAATTAAAGGCATAGCTTTGATTGACTCTTCTTCGACAATTGAGATTATCGCTGCCTTCGCGCTTTCAACATCAGCTTGAACAGCAGGTGATTCGGCAAGATCAATCAAATAAGGCATGATCTTTGCTCCAATGTCTAACATGGCTAGTCCATTATGGCAGTAACGGTTTCATCTGGATTAGCTATGTCACTGTCACAAAGATTAACCTTTTTGCCACCTTTTGAAACTTCGAACTTCCCAAATTTTACCTGACTTCCATTAATAAACAAGTCTTTAACATTTGCAAAATTTATCCCATCTGGCAGTGCATACATACCTGACTGGCCTATACGAGTAAGGGTTACAGCTTTCATAATTTAGCCCTCCTGAAGTTTTTCTTCAAAATTATTGCACTCTATTTTTATAGTACCTGCACCTTTGTGTCCCCGGTTAATAGTAGAATTAGTAGCGACATCATAAGTGTTAACTGAATGTATCCCGCAAACCGCTCCGTAAATAAAAGTACTATCTAAACAACCAGCAGATTTTTTACAGCTACCGCATTTTGAAACTACACTATAAGACATTTTAATTTTCACTCCTTTTATTAAAATTTAAGACGGCTACAATAGTAGCCGCCGGATTAACGCTTATTAAAATTTACTCAATGATTTCCCATTTATCGGAGAACAGCTCAATCATTGTCTCTTTCCAAGGCACCTTGCCAAAACGACTTTCTACATATAAATAAGGTGCCGTCATTTTGCTGTGTTCCTCTGGAAATTGTGCTCGGATAACAACGTCTGGCTGCCAACTTGGTAGTCTAAAACCCATGCCCTTTTTAGCGGCTTCAAGAGCTAAGCCGAACGTTAGGCCATCGGTTTTACGATAGGCCTCCTCAAATACTTTCGTTGGAGACCACGAAACATAGCCATCCTCGTAAACTACTCTGTAACCTAATTGGGTTTCTGCTCCAAAATTTGCGATTGGTAAGTCAGCTGAAACAATAACCTTAGTTTCTTCATCTTCTAAAAGCGTTGTCCTATATGCTGGTTCTGCACTAATAATTTTTACTCCAATATACTTTTCCACTTTTACATCGCCCCTTGATTTACATACCAAATCGCTTTACCTCGTAATGTATCTCCTCCAGACCATGGCGCATCACCTGGCTTTAGGATCCATAGGTCCCAGCGTTCACAATCTCCGCCCTGGGATCTGTCTGGATTCGGATTAGGACCATACATTCCATTCGGGCAACCATTTGCTTCGTAACCAGGATTTTCACCGTCAAGATTATTACCAGCTTCGGCGTGTGTCATAAAGTTTTGCAGGATAATTGGCAAATTCAATGCTTCGGATAATACCGCCATTACCTGTGCTATAGCTTCGATCTGTTGAGCAGTTAAAGGTTCTGGCCCGAAGTCATCTGTCGTCGCGTTAAACATACACATGGCACCTATGCCAATCGCTCCGGTATTACGCATATAAGTATGCGCTAAAACTGCTGTGAGGTCATCTGTGGTGGTGTAGAGTGTGCCGTCATGATCAACTAATATGTGATAGTCGGGGAACTGCTGGCCATAATGGCCGGCTGTCCAATGGAGATAAACTTTGCTGATTTGACCGGCAACGCCTTGTGCCATAGCTTTTAACTGAGCTAAAGTTATTTGCATAATTTCTCCTTCCTTATTTGTGAAAGATAATATAAAAACCACCCATACTGATAAAATTTATTACCGCCGCTATTATTGCAGTGGTTAAAAAATCTAATCTTTTGGCTGGCTGCTTCATTAATGATTCAACATTTTTTGTCAAGTCTTCAACCATTTTACAAAGGTATTTTAGACTTTCCTCTGTTCTTACTTGACTTATGGCAAGAGCATTACTTTGACTAAACAGTATACTAATATTGCCTTCACATTTGGTTACCCTTTTCTCCAGCTCGGCATAAATCAGCGAATCATCCATTGTAATCACCGCCGCTTGGATAGCTTGGTGATCTTGGAGGTCTTGGCCTTCTAGGGGGCATTGGTGCGGCAGGGGCTAACGGGGCTTCGGGAGATTTTATATCATCATCGTATGTTGTCATCTAACACCACCACCTTTTATACTGATATTAGGGTTACTATTGCTGTTTTGAGACTGAACTTGATTGATTTCAGGATAGGAGTTGCTATTGTAAAAATAAAAATATGCGATTGCAGACATGCACAACGAAAAGGAAAGTGTCATGACTATTATCGCGGTTATTAATCGCTTATTGATTGTATTAGCAGCTGTTATTGCTGCCATAGCAAGTTCAAGCGATTTGGCTAACTGCTCATCTATACTCATTTCGAGCCTCCCTTCTATTGACCAAAAAGGGACTTCCTAATGGTGTTATATTTCACTCGATCATCAGGTGTAGCCCCTTTCTTTATTTTATTAGCTATTTTTTTAATCACAAGCTGTTTTAACTGTGCTTGTTCTTGTGGAGTTCCGGCCTTATATATTTCAAGCGCATCGTCAATGTCCATGTTGTGAATTTGTTGCTGTAAAGGAGTCATTCCTTTTAATTCGTTTAAATGAGTTGCTTGTGCTTTGCTGATTGCACCAGAATGTAATGCTTGTACAAGACTAGTAGTATTGCCACTTTGTAGGTCACGCCTAATTTTGGTTTCAAGATCAGATGTGTTGGCTTGTGCTGTTGTCTTGCCCTGCGCTTCGCCGAATCTGCGTTGATTAATTTCAGTAGCTAATTGTTCAGCATCTGTTTTATTAATGTCATGAGGAGCAGGAGTAACACCAACCATAGGTAAAGCCTGTTTTAAAGAAGTAGGAACAAATTTATTAATAAACTCTCTGCCAAGATAGTTAGGATTAAGATACCCTAAAACTGTAGTAGGCTTAGGATTATCTAATGTTTTATTTTCTGAGTCTTTAATTTTTTGCAATCCTTGTGAACTAAAAGGGACTACTTGGCCAGCTAAGTATTTGCCAACTTCTCCTGCTTTCTGCACTAACGTGTCAGCAGGATGATAAATTTCTTTACCAAAATAATCCTTGTTACTGTACATTTCAGCCAATGTTTGAAAAAACGGATTAAGTTTACTGGATCCGTTTTCAACAAGTGCATGTCCTAAACCGTGCTGCCCCGCCCTATGTGCTACTGCGTATACATCTTTTGCATATGATGGCAGTGAAACACGTTCGGCATTCCCGTTTTCGTCTGTACCACCGATTCTAGGAAAGAAATAGTCACGCCAATCTTTAGGATTCTGACCAGTTGCAAGGCGTGTGATAATGCTGCCAGTAACAACGGTAGACAGAGTTAATGCTGCTAGGTAAGATGTCCTATGGCTAAATTCCATAGGCTTACCTCTCACTAAGTCAATTGGCATTGCACCAAGGTCAACTAATCCCCCGCCAAGTTCACGCCATGTGCCTAAATTCCAACCTACTGAGCGAGTACCAAGCATTAGACCGTCTTTTAACATCTTATTCCAAAATAAATTATCATAGACAAGTTGTCCTAGCCGATTATCTACACTATCCCATACCTTACGTGCAGATTCGCGAATTTGATCATGCGTCATATTCGGATTTTTCTTTAACTCGTATTCCATCATAGAAGCTGCAACGCCCAATTTTTGCCGAGGTACAACTTCTTCCATGATGATTCGAGGTATCGTTCTAATGAAGTTCCACGGTAAAATTTGTTTAGCCGCCCATGCGCCGGCCGTTCCATAATTGCCATTATTCATGTTAGCTAAAGTATCTTTCATTTCTTGTGAGAATCGTTGTTCACCAGTTTTAGCATAAAACGAATCCATTCTTGCTCTAGCTCCACCGCTCGACAATGCATCCATGATTTGTGTTACTTCTCCACCTTGACTTCCTGGCTTATACCATTCTTTAAGGTATTTACTACCTTTCATAGCTGTTAAAACAGGTGCTGCTAATGGTGTTGCTGCTTCAATAGTAGATTTTAAAGCTCCTCCTGCAAATTGTCCGGCAGTTTTTATATTACCTTTTCTTAGTTCGTTTGTTGCTGTAGAGCTCTGTTTCATAGCAAGTGCCAATTTTGAAACCATCGTATCGTAAGAAGTGAAACCTAGATGGAAAGCACTTATGCCAAGCTGAAATTGGTTAAGTTGATTTCCTGCACTTCTAGCCATGTCATATAGTCCATTTCCTCTAAGTCCGGGAGACAGGTAATTGTTAAGTAGTTTTGCTGCATCTGGATGAGCCCAAAACCTACCACCATCTCCTACTTGCGTTCCTACCGGCACCCAGTCGGGATGAGCAGAAGGTCTAGCATTCGAAAATTCACCTAATCCGTTACTTTTTAACTCATTTTCAACTTTATGAGCCATGATATACTTATCCATTTCGCGAATTTTAAGTAATGCTAGATCAATAGGATTGTTTGTAACAGGCTGTAACGGTCTTCCTATACGTGAATCAGGCGTTTGCGCGGCTAATGATTCAGCATCTGCTTGATTCGGGAACGATTGAATCATATTATTATCTTTGTCATATACACGCCAACTAAGACCATCATCAGTAGTCGGTATTGTCCGCTGTTTTGTAAATGCTTTGGAACCTTCTAACGGCCTTTTACCAGTCCAACCAGCAAAATCCATTTCTGCTGCATTAGGGTCTTTCCATATGTGAGGGAAATAGTTGTCAATCAAAGTTTGAAGCTTGCCAGTTCCTAATTTGCGGACTTCTTCTACACGTTGATCAAAAAGAGCTTTTAAAATCATTGCCGTAGGGCGTAATTCTTTTGGAATGTCTTGTATTCTTCCGTGCTCATAGTCACTAGTAAACTTAATAGCTTCTGTCTCTGGCACTTTGTCGAAATACATTCTAGTTTTGTGCATAGCATCTTCGGCAATATCATATTTTCGTGCCATTTCAGACATATTTTCACGCATTGACCGTCCAGCAAGCCCTGCTTCATCCGATACAGAAGCAGCAGAAAATGCTTGGCGAATATCGCGAAATGCTTTCTTTGTTGAGTCATAAATATCATTTAACATTTGAAACTTTTGTTGTTGGTTAGCAAACAACTGTTGCGCCACTTGCTGAGACATTGGTCTTTCAGGCGCGACTAAATCAGGATGTTCGCTCGGTATTACTGATTCATTGAGCTGTCTGGTTGTAGGCTGCTCATGCTCGGCATTTGCGGTGTCGCCGGAGTTGATGGTGCTTGCGGTGTTGGTGATAAGCTTGGCATTGACGATAGGTTCATTAGGCTCTGACCTGATCCCATTGGCGATGATGTTCCCGTTCCCCGTCTGCCCCGTCCCGATTTTGGCATTCCTGGCATTTTGGGAGTTTTCAAGCGGGATGATCGGAGATGTGGCATTTTGGGGATTCGGGGCTTCTTGATTCGCGTTGACAGTCGTTTCATTTGGCATTACTCCCTTTGGTTCATAATAATCATTTACTACTTTCTTTACATCATCGCGAGACGTTAACTTACCGGCATCTTGCAAATTTCTTAATAATTGCTCAACACTTTTATTTCCCATTCGATTTATTTTTTTGCCATTTTGTACATTTTTCCACATTGAATCAATAAAACTATCATTTACAGCATTACCTAATCCATTGAATACATTAGCAAGCCCGGTTGTATCATTTGGTTGTTTCTGTAAATCTGGATATTCTGCTAATACTTCCGGTGGTACTGGCTTTCCTTCTGACAAAGCCTGTTGAACAATAGCTCTATGACTTACATCAAAATTTTTAAACTTGTCTAGGCCGTTTTTATTGAAGTAAGAGTAAATTGCGGGTAATCCTTGTTTTAATCGTTCAGGGTTCTTGTAATAATCATCAAGCAACGCCTGTGCGTTTTCTTCCCACGTAGGAATATCGTTTTTCCCTTGCGTCTCAGGATCAGTGTAATCATGAGGGCGATTTTCTTTTAAATAATTTTGGACTGATTGTTCACGTGCAGGAGTATATACCTTATCCCAATTTGGCAAATGATTATCAATAATTACGTGCCTAAGTTCATGGGAAAAAACGTCATCAGAGTCAATACCACGTTCGCGATGGACAGTTTTTGTTTCTACATTTGCGCCGGCAGCAACACCTGATTTTTCGTTAGGAGTAAACTCAGTAGACCAATTAGGAGCTAACTGATTAAGGCGATGAGTGTCGTAATCTTCATTTGTCATCTGCCATAATTGTTTTGTTGGTTCAGCGGGATGTTCATCTGACTTCGTTGCTTCGGCTTGTGCAATATTTGCGGATTGCTCTGGCTGATTTGTTTTTTGCTCGTTTGCTTCAATCGCTTCTTTTGCCGTTTGTAGCTCGGTTTCTGGTACGGCGGTAGAAACGTTAGGAATAGATTTTTTCGCTTCTCCTGTGGCTTCTGGTGAAGTATTAGGAGGAGTTGAAGTGGCTTGCTTTTCTTCGGGAACATTAGCTGGAGCTTTCCAATTATCTAAAGGGCTTGCAGAGGTTTCGGTGGCAGTAATAGCTTCGGGGGCCGAAGGTACTTCTAATTTATTAAACTGCCTATCAATAGCAGTATCGGCAATTTTGTTTGCTGCTGATTTAAGTGGATGCTCTAAGATAGCAGCAGGCATAAAAACTTTTTGCCATAATTTTGTAGGGTCATTTGCTATTTCTCCTACAAATTGACCCGGCTGTGTTATAACTTCTTTTACTTGGTCAACTATAGGATTAACAAGCGTTTCCTTGGCTGTATTAGCAAATGCTTCTAAAGGTGATGGCTGTTTAGACTTGCCAGACCACATGTCAAGCGGTGAAGCTGAACCTGTGGCCTTTGAATTCTTCTCGTAGGATTGTGCTACGTCATGCACAAGATTAGGCAAATAAGCCACGCCTGCCGCTGCCCTTATTGGAGCAGGTACAAAAGGCGTAATAGCCAGATTGCCAGCAGGAGTGCCAACAATGTCTCTGTAGGCTTGTGACGAAGTTTCGGTTTGTTGAGGAGTATTCTTCGCATTAGGATCATTCCAAGCATTCTCTACTGTTAAAGGTGCTTGACCAGTATTTTCTCTTGCTTTGTTTGCAGCTATATTTGCCGCTTGTAGGTTGGCGATATCTTCTTTCGCTGTATCAACGTAACGCTTTCCTGCTGAAATAACATTATCAATAGTAGGAACGCCTGTATAAGTTTCTTGTTGCTTGTCAGCTGGTGAATTATTACCGATCCATGCAATGTCGTTGTCAGGATTTAACCCTGAGTCTCTAAATTGCTGAAGTTCACCAGATTTTTCGTAATAGTTTACTTTTTGTTGACGTTCGGTAGAAGTTGAACTGTTGGCAATATCGGCTAGTACGTTCTGATAACGGTCGTTCCACGCTGTTACTGCATCAGTATTATCTGTTTGCGTCGAAGATTGATTTTGCTGTAAAGATGGTTCGGGGAATGAAGCTGCCTGTTGATTATTATTTGCACCGCCAATATACGCGATATCATTATCGGGGTTCAGTCCCGAATCTCTAAATTGTTGTAATTCACCGCTTTTCTCATAGTAATTTACCTTTTGCTGTCTCTCAGCATCTGAAGAGCTATTAGCTATGTCGGCTAATACATTATTATATCTGTCTTGCCATGCTTGCACCGCATTATAATCAACATCAGCCATTAAGTTCACCCCCGTTTAAGAAATCCATGTAAGTGCTATATCGGGATCAATATTTTGTGATACTAAATAATCCCGATTGTCGTTAATCCATTGACGTGCTGCATCTGGTCCGTTTTGATTAATTTCATCATTTAAAGCGTTTTGAAAGTTTTGCATTACATCACTGACACCTTGGTCTTGCTGTTGACCACCATTGTTGTCATTGCTTTGCTGTTGATTATTATTTGCACCGCCAATGTATGCAATGTCGTTGTCAGGGTCTAAACCTGAATCTCTAAATTGTTGCAATTCACCGTTTTTCTCATAATAACTAACCTTTTGCTGCCTTTCAGCATCTGAGCTACTATTAGCTATATCGGCTAATACATTATTGTATCTGTCTCGCCACGCTTGTGCTTGATCATCATTAGACTGTTGGTTAGAAGATTGACTACCATTATCAACACTAACTCCGTTTGCATTTAATAATTCAGATGCTTCATTGAATTTTATTTGTTCTGCCGTAGTGTAAGGTTTATATTCTCCTGTCGTTGGATCAATTTTTCCATTAGGATCATAGGCACCCATTATTGCTTTAGCATTTTGAATTTTTAAACTTTCTGCTCGTTGCTGTGTAGGAGTAAATCCACCTACGCGAGAAACGCCACCACGACTACCTATGCCTGTAGCTCTGCCTATTCCACCACCGTGACCTAAACCTGCTGGCTTAATATAAACGGCCTGCCCTGTATCTTGAATCTGTCCATCGGGCATTATGAGTCCAAGGTTTCCATTTGCGAGAGTAACATGTCCAGACGGTTTAGGCTGTTCAACCATCTTTGAAACCCATTCAGGAGTTTTGATTCCGTATTGTTCAAGTTGCATTCCTAATTGAGCAGCAGTGCCATAATCTTTATTTTTCAATGCATCTCCAAATTGATTTTGAAGATGATTGACAATAATAGCATCATGTTTTGCTTGGAATTTATTTGCTTGTCCTGCAGCTTGCTGATTCTGTGACGAAGCATACATATTACCAAGTTGCATAGCGGTATTAAGAGGTAGCGTTCCATGGCTGGCTTTGACAGCATCTAACGCCATCTGCGTAAGTTTACCTTGATCAGCCATTGCAGGAGTAATCGCTTGATTATATTCCTGCTGAACAAAGGGGCTAAGTACGGCTTGCATTTGATCTGCGGTTTGAGTTGCACCAGTGCCGGTGAGATCAGGTCCACCCATAGATTTAATTCTGTTACGAACAGCATCGGCCTTTTGACTAGCCATTTGCTGTTGTTCAGGAGTCCAACTAGACCAGTTTTTTTGTGCATCGTTCTTCATGTTAAAAAGTTGACTTTGAAGATCATTAATGTTGTTATAATTAGCTTGATTCTGCGTGTTCTGCTGATTTAGGCCAGCTATATAATCTTGATATTGTTTTGCCGCTGCCATCATAGCATCGTTTTGTGCTTTTTCTTGCTGCTGTTTATACTGATTATCTGCCCAATTAGCAACGCCTTGTTGGAGAGCTAATTGTCGTAAGTCTTGTGGCATTTCGATTATAGCCATTTTAATCACCTACTTTTAATACGGATTTATGCCAAAGCTAGAACTATAATTATAAGGATTGGTATAAGAAGAACCACTTCCCCAATTGTTACTGCCTGCTACGTTATAACTGGGAGTCCCACTTCCTCCGCTAAAAAGCGACATTAGACTACTTAGACCACCTTGCGAACCAAGCACACTACCCAGTAATCCTGTAGACCCTTGGTTAACAGTCGTGTTTCCTTGACTAAGGTAAGAGTTGAGTAGACTTTGCAGTCCAGAAGTTTCATTAAGTCCTGTTGATGCTTGTGTTGATCCTATGTTAGCAAGACTATTATTTAAGCTATTAGCAGTAGCCATGTTCTGGTTGTAGTCATTAGCCATTGTGTTAGCCGCTGAATTAGCAATCTGATTGGTGAGATTGGAGGTAGAAGTACCTCCTAAAGTTCCACTTGCTGCTAAATTAGCTACGCCTGTTCCTAACGAATTTTGCACAGCATTATTAATTGATTGCTGGTCTGCTGCCGTATAGCTAGAGGGGAGTGCCCCACTAGCCAAGCTTGCCGCATTTGTTGCCGCTGTGCCTAAATTAGTTGTGCCTGAACTTACAAGGGATGGCGCGCCTGACGCGATTTGATTCAGCAAAGATGATAAAGTATCACTCGTGGTTGTTGCTTGGCTGCCATAAGGATTCGAATAGCTTGTTGATGGGCTACTACCAAATATAGAACTAACTACTCCCGACATTTAAAACACCACCTTTTTAAAAATATTTCCTTCATTAATATTCTTTACAAATTTCCACCCTTTTCGTTCCCAAACTTTACGTGAACGTTTGGAAAACATTAACTTTTCACGAAGTCCCAAACTAATGCAAAGGGCATCAGAGAATAAATTCCAATACTTTCCGTCACCGCATACAGCTTTAATCAGTAATCGCGAATTATCTTTTGACCAATAAAAAAAGCCGTATTTTTCACTCCATACGCCTTCATCGTCTGGTTGCTTATTTATTCCTTCGCCTGTTTTACGTTGATAGTAATCAAACCATTCTTCTAATGTCATGATATTCTCTGAATATAGCTAAGAGCATAGTACGGTGGCATATTATTATGCGCTCCACCTCCACCTGCTGAACCCGTTCCACTTAATGTACCCCCAGAAGAACCGCCAGAATATTGAGGAGCTGCACTACCGCTTCCTGAAATAAATCCGCTTGTTGAATGTAAATGGCTAGGAATTTCAGCGGTAACTAAAAGGTGGGTGGTCTCGCCGCCGGTAGCCCCCTGCGGATACAAATTACCTGCGCCGACTATAAACAGATCCTGCAAGTCCATAGTTCCATTTGTTCCGTCGCACATTTGCCAAGAAGCATTTACTTCATTTGTAAATTGATCAACGGGATTTTTACCACTAGTACCGCCGAATGTACCATTGAATGGTAGAGCACATCCCCCAGGCGGGATTGGACTTGCGGTATTAGAAATAGAATACAATGGTATCCAATTAGCATTACTTGGATCTCTTACATTTAACATTGCTGGACTAACAGAAGTGTTAATCCATGTTTGTCCTGCATTAGGATTAGCAGGAGCAGTAGTACCTATATAGCCCTGCTGAATTTGATTTAAAGTAGGATATATTTCTTGATTAAATTCATCTATAAATTTTTGAATGGCTGTATTTGTTGCATCACCGTTAGGTGGTGCAGTGAAGTTTATTACGTTGACCATACTTAATTCTGACATATTAACCACCACCCGCAATTAATGTTATTTGTCTTAGTGACCATCGCCCGCTTGTTATTTGAATCTGTGGTTGTATAGAAGAAACTCTATAATTACAAAAATTTGTAATAGCAATATTATTTTCGGGATAAACTAAGGGGTCAGTATTTGTAAACGCATTTTCAGTATTTGTAAACGCATTAGGTGATTGTGCTGTTGCTGAAAATGGAATCGTCATATTACTGCCATTTACATTGATTCCGATAATCACGTTACCGTCACCCGCGACTAAATTGTATATAGAAAATTTGTACCAACTTAAAATATAATCATGAATACTGCCTGTTTTACCCATGACTAAATTAGCAACAATATTTTGATTTTCTGTTTGCGCTGAATTTTCATTTAGCTGATAAACGCTTTTTCCAATCGCAATATAAACGGTTTCATTATTTTCCGTAATATCAACCACTGGATTTTCGAACTTTCTAAAAGTAAAAACGCCCCCAAAACGATAATGGAAGAGCGCGATATTTCCTGTGCCATTGTATTTAATCCATATTTGAGAACGAGACTCTACGTACCATATCCGGCATGTACTGTCCGTATTTTGTCGGAAGAATGTAT